ACCTTGAGGACCAGTGGCTCCCGCAGAACCAGCAGGACCAGTAGCTCCCGCAGAACCAGTAGCTCCCGCAGAACCAGCAGGACCTTGAGGACCAGCAGGACCTTGAGGACCAGCAGAACCTTGAGGACCAGTGGCTCCCGCAGAACCAGCAGGACCAGTAGCTCCCGCAGAACCAGCAGGGCCTTGAGAACCAGCAGGACCTTGAGGCCCAGCAGGACCTTGAGGACCAGCAGAGCCTTGGGAACCTTGAGAGCCTTTGTCTCCAGTTCTATTAAATTCTAAAGAAATCCTTTCAGCATCGCTAAATGGTGGATTAGCTGAACTCACTAATGGGTTTACATCAATTTTGAAATAACCTGAAGCTTCAGTAACGCCCGTCACTTGCATAGAAGCATAAGATGTACCTGCGCCGTCAGCAGATTGAATAATTATTACGCCTTCTATTGTGCTTGAGGAATCGTTCCATGTTCGATACCACCCTTGTTGGTCGTTACCGTCAGCATCTTCATCATCAATAAATATTTTCGAAACGCTACCGAAACTAGCATGATTAAATCTGATGTCCCCATTTCCGGGGTCTGAATCGGCTACAGCAGTATCAAATTTGTATTGTGTTCCCCCGCGATATCCAATCGGACCAGTAGGGCCAGAGGGGCCAGTAGAGCCAGTGGGACCAGTAGAACCAGTAGAACCAGTAGAGCCAGAAGAACCAGTAGGTCCAGAGGAACCAGTGGGACCAGTAGAGCCAGAGGGGCCAGTAGAGCCAGTAGGACCAGCTACAGTGCTGTCAGCCCCAGTAGGTCCAGCAGGACCTTGAGAACCAGCAGGACCTTGAGAGCCAGTAGGACCAACTACAGTGCTGTCAGCCCCAGTAGGTCCAGCAGGACCTTGAGAACCAGAAGGGCCTTGAGGACCAGTAGGTCCAGCAGGACCAGCAGCACCTTGAGGACCAGTGGTTCCAGCAGAACCAACGGAGCCTTGAGGACCAGTAGGACCAGCTACAGTACTGTCAGCCCCAGTAGGTCCAGCAGGACCAACAGGACCAGTAGAACCTTGAGTACCTTGAGGACCTTGAGCACCTTGAGGGCCTTGGGGGCCTACATCACCCGCCATTGAGCTTGTTATGGCTATTTTATCACTCGCAGAAAAAGAAAACGTAGAAGAATTTTCAACCCATGAAACATTAAACTCACCATAATCCGAAGTATCGTTTACAGCACTCGTAACCTTAAAAACGGAAAATACAGATGGGTTATCTTTTTTAAATATTTTAAGAGTAGAAGGTACAGAGTTAGTTGAAGATGTCCACAGTCCATACCTTCCATGTGCCGAATTCCCATTAGCGTCATTGCCATCCACTGCAATCTTGCTAACTAAAGAAACGCTCACATTATTAGCTGTATTATTAAATCTTAATTTACCACTTCCGGGGTCGCCCATCGAAGTAGAAGAGTCAAAATCATATTCAAGACTCATTCCTCCAACAGAGCCTGTTACTCCTGTTGCTCCTGTAATGCTACTTCCAGTTGGACCTGTAGAGCCTGTAACACCCCCAGTACCTGTAATTCCTATAGGCCCAACTGGACCCACAGGAGCAGCAGGAGACGTAGTGACAACTAAACCATCTCCATCAGAGAAAGAGCCGTTGCTTGCCACAAATGCAAGAGGAAATTTTCTATATTGATACTCGAAAGTAAATGTGCCTGAAATATCAAAAGTTACAAAATTCTCTGGGCTATTTTCTTTATAAATTTTTAATCTAGGCTTGCTAAGGTCTGAGTAGTTATCGTCTAATGCAATTACCCATTCTTTTACAAAAGTGTTACTAGAATCATAAACGCTTAAATAAAGTTCAGTTACTGAACTGAACGTAGAATTATTGAACCTAAGTTCGCCTAGTCCGGGGTTGGCGTCTGTAGTGGAAGAATCGAAATTCCATCTCAGGCTATCTCCACCTGCTCCTCCTCTTGGACCAGTGGGACCAATGGGGCCAATAGGACCTGTATATCCATCAGCACCCCTTAAGCCAAAAGTGGAAATACAAGAAGTCGGATCGTCTGACGTGACGACTTCGGCGTTAGCTCTACCAGATACTATGACTTCTACTTCAGCCACTTTTTACCTCGTTACTTCTGGATAAACGTTAAACTTCCCGTTTACTATCTTTTCTTGATATCCTTGCGCTGTATAGATTTCCACATCGTATACAGCCGAAACAACTGGTAAAGTTGCGGTAGTCGCCCCTTTTAACAGAATGTCGATGAACCCACTGGTTAATGCCCCTGCTACGCCAGAAGGCTGAAGATCAATCAGTACGCCAGTAGAACCATAACGATTTCTAGCTGTACCGCTAATGCTATAATTAGTTAAATCAATAGCACTTCCGTTAGTGTCTTTTACCTTAAGCCTTACGTAAAACTCGGAACCTTGCTCAACGTTGAAATTGTAGCTAGTAGCCATAATAAATATTACACTTATTATGGCTTTTAAGCCTTTTTTTTTACTTACCTTCGTCTAAGATTCTTCTTATTTCTAAAGGTAGTTCGTTTTTAGCTAGGTGATTTGACTGCTGCGCTTTCGGTTTTGTATAGCTTGAGGTGTGCTTAACAAACTCACGAATACATCTTTTTTCTAGTTGATCTCTATTCTCAATTGGAATAATCCCCTGTCTGGATGCATGAGCGAAAAGCTCTGATTTAGTCATGTCTCGCACTTGAGTAGCATACTCGTCTTCATCCATAGTACCGTATTTACTTAATCCAGTATCTCCCCAAACTTGATCAAGGGTGCTCGGTGCAAACTCTTCTTTTCCGTGAGTTTGAGACATATCCTCTACTTTCTTAGCTTTGGCTTTAGACGCAGTAGATTTACGCTTTGAACTTGTAGATTTCTTTTTAGGCATAATATATTCCTTTTTCCTTACTTCAAGGTACACCATTTGAAGTTCCTTGGGAAATAAAAATAAATAAATAAATAAAAAAAACCCCCAGCCGAAGCTGGGGGTCTGTGAGGTAAGTTATTTTACCGATTACGCATCGTTGTCGAGGAAGGAACCTACGATAGCGCGGGAGTCGAGGCAGACACGCCCCTCTTCCAAAGCACCGTAGAAACCAGCCTTATCGGCACGAGTGATGTTGTACTGATCATCAGGCAACGCTTGGAAAGTGCTACCAGTTTCAGCATTACGAGCGATAGGACGCACGAAGGAGCCCTTGCTATTGTCAATGCCAACGATGATTTCGTCAGCAGCACCGAAGGTCTCTCCGCCAGTACCGTCAGCCTCAAGGTAAGTAACACCATCAGCTAAGGTATTGAACAGAGCATTGTACTTCTTGCCAACGCCGAACTCATTCATCTCGTGCAATGCCACGCCGAAGATTTCGGCTGCACCAGCATTACGGAAGATTTCTTCACGAGCGGACTCGGGAAGGTCAGTCATAGCACCACCGTACTCATCACCAGCAGCAGTAGTGTTACCACCAACAGCATTGTAGGCGAAACCACGAATATCAGCCATTCTCTCAGGGCTGAGATACAAGTCGGTAAGACCTTTAGCGTAAGGATTGGCGGGAGTACCACCAGCATACGACTCATTGATACGTCTCATGCGAGTCATGATTTCGTTCAAACGAGCTAATTGGAAAGTACCAGAGCTATCTGGACCCTTCACAACATGCTTGATTGGGCTAGTGCCGTCACCTTGCTTGGTGGAGCCTTCAGCAAGAGCCTTCAGGATAACGGACCAAGCGTTACGCTCTTGCTTAACAAGAACTTCGTTGGCCATTCTCTCGATGGCTTTGCTAACAACATCCAAACGAGCTCTACGAGCATAACGTTTGTTGAAAGAAACCGCACTATCCAAACGGTAAGTGCTGATTTTCATTTCTTCCAGACCTTCTACGTGAGAAGAGGGAAGACCACCAGCAGCACTTTGACTCCACACAGTCACGAAGTTTGCACCTTCGTTGTAGTATAAGTCGAGCGGATAGCTGGGATTGTCGTCCTCATCGAATGGGGCATCAGTATAGATACCGCTAGCAGTGCCAGCCTGATAAATCACCTGTTGAACCACTGGTCCAATAAAGGCTGCAAAGGCTTCGGCTGCTTCACGAGCTACAATCTGGTTTTTAGAACCCATTGCGCGAATGAGCTCAACCTGTTCTGGGGTATTTTTTAATGTTAATTTCATTATAATATCCTCCTTATTTGACTATGATCGTAGCTCTAGTGAGCTCCGCATTCTAATCTAATAAGAACACATCCGTCACTGTCCTTTACGCCCAGTGCGACGCCAACTTGAGCGTTAGAAGCAACGCCAGTTGTAATTAATCCGTTAGCTCCACAATAGAGCTTCTGGCCAGCAGTAGGAGCCTCGGAGGCAAGAGTAGTACCGCTGTAAAGGAAAACTCCCTTACTAACGACAGGTACTGCTTGGCCACTGAGAACAACTCCCATTTCGGCAGCTTTGCGAGGATTGAACTTCAGCTTTTCGCCGTTTTCGTCTTCTTCCTTCACGTCCATAAGCGTCATGCCAATAGGCACATCGCCAGCACCAGCCTTGGTGACTTTAGCTGCGACGCCATATCGCTCCGAAACAGTGTTTCCGTATGCTTTGCCCACACTACCGAGCATTTCTAACTCATTGGTAGTGACCCAACCATCGCCTTGAATCTTCATAAGATGACCCCGGTTCAGATCGGATGTTCCCGAGACGGCGTAAAGGTTAATTACGTCCTTCTCATCGTAATCTCTAAATGGTCTTAAAGTAGTAGCCATTTTTAATTTTCTCCTTAAATGTTGTTAAGTATTTAAACTTGAATGTCGAACTCTTCGACATTAAAAGCCTGTTTGTACTTTTGGTACACAGTCTGCTCAGATGCTTCCACTGAAGCAGGAATTTCCTGCGAATCTGTCTCAGCCTGAGAAATAGCGTCTTCAACAACCTCTTCTGCTTCTTCGTCGGAATCAGCTTCGGAAGCGGTTAATTCAACTTGCTCTTGCTTAGCAACCTCTTCAGCTTGCTTAGCAATAACCTCTTTGTTCTTAGCACTTAAGAGAACTTCAAGTTTCTTAGCGTAAGCTTCAAAATCTTCGTCGCTCATGTCTTTAACGTCAGCAGCGATAACTTCACGATCACCATCGGTGAGCGAATAAGTGTCGTCTAACACAGACATACGGCGAGAAAAATTCTCTTCAGCCAACTTCTGAGCAGCTTCCGAACGGAGCTTTTCTAACTCTTCGTTGAGAGAATCAACTTGCTGTTTTAATTCTGTATGTTCACCTTGGAGAGCCTTATGGTTCTCGTTGGCAGCTTGAAGCTGAGTTTCAACCTCTCTTTTCTCTTCGGCAAACTTTTCAGACGATTTCTTGAGCTCTTCCTCAATAAAGTCAGTCACCTGAGAGGCCGAAAGTTGTTGGAGGTTATCGTCATTTAAATCATTGATTGATTTGATTTCTTTCATAACAATAATACCTTTATCTTTTGCTACAGTTTTTTCCTGTAATTGTGAACATTTATTTTCGTTTTCTAATGGTTTTCTTTCAGAATCGGTAGTTTTGTCTACTTTTTCTAAAATTTCAGCAGAAGACTCTTCTTGGGAAGGCTCTTCTTCAGAAAGTGTTTTGTTACTTATTAAGCCTTTTACTTCAGCAGCGGGGGTAACGGTGAGACCTACTCCAAGTGCAACTACGTCGTTTACAACCTTTCTGTATACAGAACGGCCATCCTGTAGCTGCCCGGAGCCTCCAAAACCTTTTAAGTATTCTTTTAGTGAATCTACGTCTTTTTCGGCGGAAACAATTTGAGCTTCAGCTATATCGTTGCCCTCTTTCACTATAGCGACTTCATAATCAGAAAAACCTAGCTCCCAGCTAGCAGAAATCTTCATGTATAAATCGCTTTCGGGGTCGCTTGACTCCTCTATCTTTGCAGCTAGCTCAGTATTAACGACTTTCCAAACTAAACCACCTAAAGTAATGTTGAATGGCTCTTTTTTATCTACTACTTGCTCTTCTGCGATGGGCTGATCTGTCCCGAACTCGCTAAAACCAGCAGTAAGAATTACGCCAATTAGCTTCTCTCTGTTATGTTCAATATTTATAGGCTTATTTATAAAGGTTTTATAAATGTCTATAGCAGTGTTTGCGTCAATTACGTCACCATTTTTATTGGCTCTATTCACGACGCAAGCATTAAAAGCGATAGGGAGTACATCGACATTTTTATCGGTATCTATATTAGGTAAAAATTCCCCAAGGTTCTCCAAGCTTGCTAAAGCAAGAAATTTATCCTTATACTCAGGAACTAAAGGTTTTACTACAGAACTAAAAGAAGTGTGATATTTCATCTTATTTCCCAATTAAATTCAAGAGGTTTATTTTGTGTATAAATAAAAAGATCATCTATACTTTCAAACGATTTGTTTAAATCGTAATCTTCTAAGTCTTTTCTTGCTGCGGAAAGGTTTTCCTCGGTAGTTACCTCGTCTTCTGGCAGATCACAAAAGTCTTTATCAATTTTCGCAAAAGCTTTTTCATGATCACCATGCTCTTGTTCTTCGAACTCAAGACCTTCCATATTTAAAAATCTATTCTTTAAATCAACACAGTTTAAAAAACTTAAATAAGAGTTGATGAAAGCTAAACCCTTTATGTTTTTACCTAAAGGAGTATCGGTAGAAGCTGCTTGTAGGTATATCTCTTTGAGTTTAGATACAGTGACTTTTCTTATTCCCGCTTCGTTATGAAGTCGAGCTTTAGTCTCGAAAGCGGTAAGTAGCCTATTAGAAAACTCTATACATTCCTCCGTGGAGGATATAATAGGCGAATCACTAGATGTCTCTTTTTTCATCAGTGTAATAGATACACCAAAAGTAGGAAAAAATGAAATATTTAAATGAAAAAAAATAAAAACCCCCACTTTAGTGGGGGGTGCAAAGAACACATAATGTATATGTTGTAACCTAAAGGTTTACTTCTTCTTGCTATCCGCTGCTTTCACAGAAGGAAAAGGCACGTCAATTGATACCAAGGGGGCAGTTACGCCTACGCCAGTCTTATCCAACTTAGCGTCCAGCACAGCATCTTTATTAGCTGCACCGCCGACTGTCACAGACGGAAGTTGCATTGTGGACGAGCAGCCCACAAGAGCGATAGTTGTAATAACTAATAGTAGTTGTTTCATAATCTTATGATTTGCGCGTAAAGGCGCGTGATTTAAATACTATTCAATATGTGAGACTAAGTAAAGATTTTTTTTTCTGGATTAAGGTTGACTAATTCCAAGAAAAGAATTACCTTGTATATATGAGAACAATCCTGACTGCTTTACCGATACTCATCTTGAGTTCTTCAATGCTAAATGCAGAACTTGCCACAGGAAACATTATACCAGTAGTTAGGTTTAAAGACGGAACAGTTTTAAGAAACGCTAAAATTCATATGGGAATAAATGGCGAATGGAGACCACGCGCCGATGGGATTACCTTAGAAGTCGGAGGAAGGATATATTTTCACCACTACCCTTACAGGGAGATTAAAAGAACTATAGCTATTCCCGGCCCCGATAATGGAAGATATGAAACTAATTACGTGACCAGAGTTTATAGAGTGCCTACTCCCCGTCCTCCAATGGAACAGACTTGGAATCCGAACGGTCTCCCTGAATGCGTACCCTCTAGGATTAGGTTTATCCACTTCGACGCAAATACATTAAACACAATGTATAAAATGATAGATGCAACCGTTAAGCATCATGAAAAAGACCCTTCAAGTGCTCTCCCTTATCATTATAAAGCTGTGCGCGAAAGCATAAAAGAGAACGCTTGGTATAAATTACAGCCTTACGACTTAAACTCTCCAAGGCTTAGTCAGACTTGGCAGAATAACGTTGAAACAGAAATGAGGCTTCACCTTAGGAAAATATACTACGGTAAGTGGCTTAGATAATTAATCTCCGTCGTCGCCTATAGCCTCTACTGGACAGTTTTCCATCGCATCAGCGCAAGCATCTGCCTCGCCTTGCTCCTTAGGTTGCTTATAAACATAAGAGTATCCATCATCATGATTGGTGAAATTGTCTGGAGCCAATTCACGACATAAATTGCAATCAATACATTCGGTGTCGACGTAGTATTTTCCCTTTACATTATCTTCGTATTTGTCTTCTTTAGTTGCCATTTGTTTGATTCCTCATTATTAGTAACATATCATTCATTTCTGTTACCTCTTCTAAATGAAGTATTAATAAATCTTTATCAGTTTCTAATTCGTTGATTTTTTCTTGCGCGGACAAGACGCCTATGAACAATCCGAAACTAATGGAGAGCAGAATTGTTATAATAGTTTTCTCTTCTGGACTTGGTTTAATCATTATGTATTAGCTTTGAAAGCGTAGATTTCTAGCACTATAGTTTTATCTTTTTCGAAGTATGTTTCTATATTTTTGTCTACAGGGTGACACATCCAATGATAGTCTAATGACCAACTTTTCTTAACAAGTACTAAAGCTACGTCGTCAGGCTGTAGGTCTGACAGTTTTTTGAGCGTCCTAAATTCAATCCCTTCTTTTCTTAAAATCTTTTTAATTTCGCCGGGAAAAGTAATGCCTCTAGCTCTTTCGTCAAACACAGATAAACAATGCCTAAGAAAAAAATCGTCTCTTTGAAGGTAATAACTGTAATTCGCTTTTGAAGCTAACGAATCATGCTGAGAATAACGGATAGCTTTTTCTAACGCTTTGGGACCACAGCTATAAATATGAAAAGGGTCTAACGATTTAACTCTCTTATCGCAGTAAAGCGTACTATTCGAAATAGACTGAAGCACCCCACACCCAGTGAAGAAAAACATTAAAAAAAATGTAAAAAAAAGCTTCAACAATTAGTATACACTAAAAGCTGAAGCTATTATAAAAAAACAAGAACTTGGCTAGTCGTCCGTAGGAAGTCCTCCTGCATACCAGCCTTCTGGTAGTTTTACTTTATTCTTAGAAAGAACCCACTCGCCATTTTTCTGGACATACACTCTTCCCTCTACATCTGGTCCAATTCTCACTAGATTAGCTTGTGTGTCCACAAACACTACTTTAGTAGAACCGCAACCTGATAGAAGAATTAAGCTGCTAGCTAATATCGCCTTTGGGGCCAATAGGATAGTTTTCACTTTGTTTTTTCATCCTTTGTTCTTGTTGTTGAATCCGCTTACGCCATTTATCTTTTAGGTCTTTCGGCGTTGCGTCGGCATCACTAGCTTTCGTGTCCTTCTTCGCTTCAGAAGAAAGCCACTCTAAAAGAGCTTTAAATAATGCCGTTAGCCAAGCCATACAGCCTTTAAGCTTTCTTCTTAGCTAAGCCTCTGGAAATGGTGTATCCAAAAGCAGCAGCAGCAGAACAGATAAATCCAAAAACCTTATCGGCATTGGAAGCACCCTCTGGGTCCACGACCCCAGCACCCCATGCGAGAGATGCTAAAGTAACGCAAACTGTGATCCAGAACTCGGTACTTTTGTATCCGGGTTTGACTTCATTTTTGTTATTAGTAGTTGGCATATTTTTATTTTATGTATCTATGTTTTGCAGAGCAAGCTTTTTTACGCTTCACTCTTGTTTTTCTTTGGAGCCGTAGCATCCAAAAGTTGCTGCAAAGTTCTTCTTAGTTCTATATTTTGCTTAACTGTTTCTTGTATGATTATTTTTTTCTCTATTAAAGAGGAGTTAAGCTTTTGAATTTCAGTTTCCTGACTTATGTCTTTGGCTATGCTCCAGCCGACAAAGCCAACGAAAATTACCATAAAAAAAATATCTAGGAAAAAGCCTTTTTTGTGTCTATTAGACTCTACTTCCAGCAGCTTCCTGTATATTTCTTTATCATCCATTTCTTAACTCATCTCTCCTCTGGGTAGGAATAGTAACTCCTCCAATCGCAGTAAATATAGTTAAATTAGGTTTGTCTCCGCTGTATATGCCACGGTGAACTAAGCTATTTGGTCTAAGCATTCTAGAAAGCTGGGAGAAAGCATCGTCTAGAGCAGACTGGCGAATATTATCTAACTGCTCATTACCGCCAATTACTATGGCTCCAGCGCAGGTCCCAGTGCTAATATCAATTCCTCCAGTAAGTAAATTGCCTTTTAAGTTTTCTCTGATAGCTCTCGAAACTGCTACTGGATCATCCCAGTCTTTAACCGGAGAAGCTCCATAAACTAAGATGCCAGAGTCTAATACTTGCTTGTAATCATTTGCGTCAAAAGTAGAGTAAGTACTGTCCTTGGCGCAGGTAAGATTAAATAAGTGAAAAAGGCTCGCCATGCTTCGGTTGGCGGTGTCCCAAAATTTAGATATTGCTAGATTAGGATAAAGTTGACCCACCCTTTCGTTGTCAACAATTATAAGAGGAGAAATCTGTCCGTCTGCAACTTTATTCCATACTTCCTCTAATACCTCTCCAGCCACCCTCATAACTCCAGAGCCTTCTGAGTCCTTAGGCAAAGTGAGAATCATTCCAACTTTTTGCTCTTTTAATTTTAACGTCTTATAAACTTCTTTAACAGTATCAACTATGGGAACCGCTAAACCAGAGCCTGTTCCTCCTCCAGCACCAGCGCAAATAAACGTTTTATCGTATTTATCTCCAAAAGAACGTCGGATAAAGTCTAGAACGTCATCTTCTTTCTCTTTAAATTTTTGTTTGGCCTTGTCTGGATTTTTACCTGCTCCGCCTTCGGCAATCAAAAGCTTGTTGGGTATGTCGATAGTATTGAGGTCCTGCTCGGCTGTGTTTATAGCAGCGCACCTGCGGTATCCCATTTTATAGAAAGTTTCAGCCAAGCGCGATCCACCTTGACCTACGCCCAAAAAGTTAAATTTAAAACCTCCTTCAACTTCGTCGTCAATTACCACAGCATTGGAAGTTTGGTCTCCAGCCTCTGGGACAAGAAGGTCGTCCATTTGAATGTCAAAAGATGGCTCTTCGTACATGGATTGTATGTTCTGATCTTGATCGCTATTTTCGTTCATTTTAATCTGTTTCTTTTATACTCCCCAGTAGAAGACTAGCTAGGTAAGTGTCTAAATTATTTTCGTAGGCAATATCTTGAACCTTTTTAACTCTGTCAAGGTTATGATCCATTGGCTCCTCGCAGTATTTACTAACACAATTGATCCATTCGGATGGAGACTCATTTATAATAATTAAATCGCAAATAGCTTCAGCTACCTGCTTCTGTTTCTGAGTGATCCTTTTCACTTTATGCATCTTCTTGAGATGCGAAATAACTTCAGAGTTCAGTCTTTGAGATAAAATCATATTATCTTTGAGATTAGCTAAGCTGTACTTCAAAGGACTTTCGCTAGCTTTAGTGAATTTAGACTGCTCTCCTTGACCAATAGGAGAAACATTTTTTGTTTCTTGGGGAGCTTTGGTCCCAGCAGGTCTGCCCTCCTCATTCGGAGCAGGGGGACCGCCAAGTGGGTCTTTACTCATAATAGGTTCATAAAGACCTTCCTGCTTCTCTTTCAGAAAATCTTTTTGAGACTCTCTTGAATTTTTAATCTCTGGCAAACGCTTGCTGTCTATAGCTTCTAAAACTTCTTCTGGAGTAAGAACGCCCAATTCATACAGTCTAGTGAAGATTCTATCTTTAACGTTGTCGTCGGTTAGAGACATTTCGGCCAGCAACGGCTCTGGGGTAGACCTGAACCCAAGCTTTTTACTCACCCTTTTCATCTCAGGGATAAGAAAGCTTTGTAAGAAGGTCTGCCTTGCGGACTCCAACCTAGCGATAAATACTTCAGTCTTTGCATTTTGGTTGGCGAATTTTTCTCCGCCAACTAGAATGTTGTTGAGACCCATGTTGATATCTCTATCAAATATTTCGTATTTAGTTGGAGACATTAGCTCTGCAACTCCGGGAACTACGAACTGAGCTTTGGTTGTGTAGTCCGCGATGAGAACCCTACCAACTGATTCGTTTTCAAAAAGCTTTTGCATAGCCACCAGATTCTTCTGATTAATTCCACCTTTTTCTGGATCAGTACCCATAGTGACTAAAAGGATTGCTTGCTGCATACATCTCCCCATCGCCATATCCATTTTTTTAAGTTCTGATTTAAAATTTAAATCTCCTAGAACTGGAAATCCCATTGGGACCGCAAATGGCTCGTAATCTTGTTTTTTGTAAAAAATAGAAATGAGTCTACTAGGGTCAAGTGGCATAGAAATATTTCTTTTGCGACCTGAGTCTATTTCTTTTATGACTTCTGGAGATAAAGAATCTCTTAAGGTTTCATCCTCTTCAGTAAGGGGACTTCTGATCCTTTGAATCTCATAAGCACTAAGCATCTTAACGTAGTTACCTCTATAAAATGAAGCCGTTCCAGTAAGTCGAATATCAGCAGGGTTCAACATTACATATCTTATCGGCAATCTAGCTTCATCCCCTAATACGTTTTCCGCGCCAAATACTTCAGCGATCCTTTTAGAATCTCTGTCGTCTAGCTTACCCTCGAATCTATACATGAAGACATTCCCAGACCTAAAAAACTCTCTGTAGAATTTATCCTGAAGACTATGCAGGTCTATTTTTTTAAAAAACTGCTCGAAAAAACTTCTAGATTTACGGTTTCCACCATTAAAGTATAAATCCCCTATAGCAAACTCAGTCATCAGATCGATAACGTTTCTAAACTGAGCAAAGTTATAATAAGCTTTTTGGCACAAAATTACCGCATCTCTAATTTCTATAGAAGAAGATGCTGAGCCAGTAGCGGATGGGGAGGAGTATATAAAAGGTACTAAACCGTCATCAATATTTCTGTACTTATCAGTTCTATCGATAACACTACTTAAGTTTCTTCTCGATCTAGTAGAGGAATAGCCCGCTGTTCCCAAAGCCTCGTAAGACATTAAAGGCGACGTGCCTGATTCTTCCTGCTTTTTACTAGCTGTAGAAGTCGTTTTGGGCTGCTTTTTCGCTGAAGCCCGCTTTGGGGATTTTCTTTTTTCACTCATCTCTGGAAATTATTTTTTATACATACACCTTCAATCAAACATTACAGGTAAAAAAGTCTCAGGTTGCTCATTTTTCTCCGATTTCATGTCAAAATAGCACTTGGTAGCCCAGTTTGCGAGCATTAAAGTCGTATAATTGTCCTTTCTAGCTCTATTTGCAGAAGTGCTCCTTTTTAAGTGTTGGGGCAAATCAAAGGTTTGAGTGCCTCTGGCGGTACTTTTTACCTCAACTAAGGCGCACTGTTTTTTCGTGGAATAAACGAGTATATCCTGAGTTTCGATCAAGTCTCCGGTGGAGTCTGCTCCAGCAGATTTAGCGTCTATAGCATAGGCACTTTGCTTAGAGAACTCAGAACCGTGAGCGGTACACCTAGAAGCAAACCACAGCCTTTTATGATCTATGCAAGCTTGTAGGTGTTCATTAGCTTTTCTCAGCCAATTTGAAGTAAAATTTTGCTTGAAACAGATTGCTCCTTCTTCTTTGTTATAAGCTCTTTTGGCTCTAGCGAGCCCCTGTACGTACTTCTCACCTTCTGCATCTGAGTCAAAATCTATAAATTTTAATTTTATATTATCTTCTATGAATTTAGTAGACTCGTTGCAGCTATCTATAAATTGGTAACCAGCATTGTCAATGCATATCATTTCGACATTAAAGTTGGACAATATATAATGAAGGTAATCGATGTGATTTTTTAAATCTCCTCCAGCAACCGCATAACTATGAACCAAGGTTCCCTGTCCTGTTTCTTCGTCTAGCTCTAGCAAAGACATGGCAAAATAATCAGAGCTAGGGGAGTTAGAGAAAGAAGGGTCAATTCCTAGTATGTACTTCGACCCCCTGCCTCCTTTAATCTGAGTGGTAGGTTGCTCTCCGTCAGGGATCGTGCATAAGTGCATTTTTTTTGCGCTGAAATAAGAATCCGATCCATCTGTAAACTGAGCGCAATACTCTCTCTGGAATGATGAGTGCGACGAGCCTCCGTTTTGAGCTTCTTCAATCACCGTCCTATCTATCATTTCCGAAGGAAGAGCTTCGTATCCCATTTGAGATATAAAATAAGTGGCGTCTGTTTTTTCGTCGGAGTAAATTTTATTAAGCCACTCTTTGTAAGTTTTATATAAATTTTCAAATGTATAGCTAGCAGAAGACAGGGCTATCATTTTTGAGTTATTCTCGAAGACCATCCTTTGGTCCTCTGTCATTCTACCTTTCTTGATTAACTCGTCTTCCATTTCGCGAATCTCAATTCTCTCCTTCATGTTTTGCGGAGCTACGAGGAAAGGCATAAGTACGGTGTTGATGAGCTCTTCGGGTAGAAGCAAAAACTCATCTAGCAAAAGTATGTTGGCTCTAAAACCACGTATTTTCTCGCCTGACAATGGAATGGCGGTTATTGATCCACCGTTTATAGTCCACTCGTACTGATCATTTCTTTTAGAAGGCTTTGCGCTAAAGGCTTGCTGTAGTAACTCTGCTCCCTTTGAGTTTACTATCTTCTCGAGGTTATTAAATATAAATCTAGCTGTACGAAACGTAGGTCCAGCAATTAAAATTTTGGTCTCGGGATTAAAAATGCAATGCAAAAAACAAAAAACTGAAGCTATAAAAGTTTTCCCGCAGCCACGGCCCCAAACACACATAGAGAAATTCCTATTCATCATCCCCCTAAGCGTCACCTCTTGATAAGGAGCCAACTTTATGCCTGATATCAATTCAGTAGTAAAAGCTAAATTGGTGTTTAAAAACTTCGCCAAGCTTATTTTAGCTTCTTTATCGTCGAGCTCGCCCTTTAAAGATAAAAGCTCAGCGTTTATATCATGGGGCTCTATTTTATATTTTTCCGGGCAGTACCACATAATGAATTAGAGGGTCTTTTTGTCGTAAGCTAATTGTAAGTCAATTTTTTTATGCATACATTCTGAGAAGAAAATTTTCTCTATAACCCTTACAGCCTCTTTCCTTCCGTCTACAAAAAGAAATTGTACGTGATCATACTTTTGTATCAACCCTCTCACCTTATGAAAAATGTACTCAGGAGTAGCTTTTATTTTTTTGGATATATGAGGTAAAAAGGGGAAGGACAAAGCGTTAGAAAGACTCTCTTCTACTAATACAATTAGCTGAGCGTCATCCTCTTTAGCTCTTTCAATTTCCCTGCAAAACCTGTCGTAATTCATAACGCTTATCGTAGATATAAAGTCGGCAAGAGTTTTTCTTTCTACATAACAATTACAAGTTAAACTTTTGTCGTTAAGGGCGTAATCTCCAAATTTAAGAGCCCTGCTCTCAGAAGGAATGTTAAACTTCAAAGGTAGCTGTTCCCGAGTATCCACGTATACCTTTAAGTCTTTTCGATTCTTGTAAGTTTTAGCTACTATAGTCTGCTTTGGCTGAACGTAACGTTTTTCTAGCCCCAAAGAAGAGCATAGCTCATAATAGTCATTAAAGAATTTCTCGTAAAAAATTATAGATGGAGCCATCAAAGTCCTTAACTCTACTTGGCAGGGAGCAACGGTAATGTTTTTTTCTTCGATTCGCTTTTTTATGATACCTCTTAAATATTCCCTAGACTCCTCTGGTTTTTGAGACTCAAGCCACTTTCTTTGATTTGTTCTAGTATTAAACTCTCTACTAAAGTAGTCTCCTTTTGTTTTAAACTTAATGATCTTTCCGTCATAAAGATCGTATCTAGGAAAATGTTTCTGGTAATACGAAACAACTCTAAGTCCATGCACTTTAAAATGAGAATGAAGACTTCTCTCTGACGAGAAGCTTTTACCGCATTCCTTACATACAAAAGAATCACTCATGACTTAAACGATTTCATTTTCATCAACGCCTAAGATTCTACATTTTATTTCATCCATGCTTCCTAGTTTTTGAATCTCTTCTTTCATGGACTCTTGCCTTAGTTGAGCTAGCCCGATCATTTTATGGCGAGACTCTTCGGATTTCCACATTTCTACTAGATTCAATATGCTGGCGTTATTGTTTAGCTGCTTCTTAAGTTTATCGCTTCTTTTTTCCTTCAGGTCTCCTAGGAGTTTTTGCTGCCTGTTCACTGACTGGTTGTATTCATTTTGAGAAGTGTTAATAGCCTCTACTAAAGACATGGATATTCTCCTACCTTCTGTGTCATCCGCTGAATCATCTAAGAGTCGATTTAGGTGCTCGACCCTCCTTTGAATATTAGAGGCTATTACGACCTCAGTGGACAACACTATATATTGATCCACCTCTTCTTGAGTCAAGTCACCTTTATCGTGAGTGTACCTGACAAAGCTACTCTCAAATAGGTCCCTAGCCATTTCGTTTGAGTAAGTATTAATTTGGTGTACGAACCGATAAGTCGCTAAATAATTTGTGAGAGCGTCTATTTCTTTTTTTGTTCTAGCTGTAATCTTATCCATATCTTCCGGTAAGGAGGACGGAGCGTATTTTTTAATTTTACCCAATACTTTAGAGAAAGTTCTGGGGGGTTCATACTCGTCTAGTCTTTGAGGAAGCGTATCTTCGAAAGGAACTATTTGGTCGCCTAGAGAATCAATGTATTCTTTCACCGCCCTAGATTCTTGACTTAAATTATTTAAATCTGGGTTATCAAATATGATTCTCGCTATTTCTACAAAAGACATCATGGAACCGTTGTTACGACAGAAAGATTGATGCTCTTCCGTTAATTCTATTTTGTCTTTAGGCTTGTATTCGTTTGAAGGTCTAGCTTTTAAGCCATGCTTTGCTAAAAACTCTTTTATCATTCTCCCCTCTTTGCATCTGCCATCCACCTTTTCTAATTCTGGGAAAATAATTTTTGTTAAATCATATAACGACGGAGGATTCTCAGGGTCACGGTTCCACTCTTCGAGAACAAGGCTTCCTTGTTCGCTGCTTAGTTCATTACTCATGATTTAAAAGATGTCTATTTTTCCATCGTCGAAAGCTTTCTTAGCCTTTTTAACAATAGATTTTTTAATGTTTCTTATATGCTTATAGCCCGGAAATCTACCTTCTTCCGAAGAAACATATTTCATTATCTCGCCTACTTCAACTTCACTTTTATTTTCTATGTATAGCAGCTTGTATATTTTCCATTCATTGGGCTTAAGTATGGTCTGCATAACTTCGTGAAGTTTTGAAATGTTTGATTCCATTTTCATGCTTTCTTGCAACTCACTGCTGTTAAGTTCGTGAGCATGGAATTCTAAAGAGGTCGCTATTTTTAGATAGAAAGCACTTTTCTTAGTGCCTTCCCATTTAGCGTATATAGGGCAAGCTGATGATTGTTTTTCATAAATAACGCATAAATCCTCTCCCTCCGCTGCGTCACACCTATAGCATGGTTTAGATAAATTGGCGTAGTTATTTCTTATTAAGTTTTTTATCTGATTAGAAATCAGGGTATTTAGCCAAGGCCCTATGGGTTTTTCCTGATTGTATAAATGCCACTTTTTATGGATGTGTATTCTTATTATTTGAGCTACATCATCATAGTCAATCCACGATAAAGATTTGAGGTTCCATTTATTTTTTCTTTTAAGAATCTCTTCGTCAATTATCTCCACGAAATCCTCGTAAGGCTTTTGTGGGGCTGACTCTTTTTTTTTCGGCATTTAAGAGATTACCTTCTTATAGAACCAGCTTCTTTCTCGAATTCTTTTATAAACTTGTCTTTATCAAAAGGTATAGAAGTTTGTGGTCTTTGCTGTTCTAGGTTTTTAGATTTTGAAGGAGGGCCTTGCGAAGCTATAGCTCCTATCGTGGGAGGCTTGGGCTCAAACGTTTCAACGCTAAAGTCTAACTTGTTTATACTTGGTATGCTTTCAGTCTCTTCTTCAATCTCAAACGGAGTCTCTACCTTAGGGGTCTGAGTTGGTTTGCTTTTAGTTGCCAACTTAGCTTTAGCTGCTCCCCCAAAAGGCTCTCCGCACTTAGCGCAGAACAAAGGCTTATCGTATGAATACAAATTAGGGTGACCACATTTACTACAAAATTCTTTAAGCATTTTTCGTTTTATTCAATTATTAATTGGCGTTTCACCATACACCTTAAATAAGCCAAATACAAAAAGCTTTTTTTTTCATTAAAGTGTATTTATTTATATGAAGACTACAGATCATTCTCCACTTGCCGAAACATTAGAAATGATGAGGGAAATACTGGAGATATCCTACCCACTCTGCAAAAACCAAGACCCCCTCATATCATCCAAATGCTCCAAAATAAACACTTTGGCTTTTAAAGCTATTAAGAATATAGACGTTAAACTTTCTCCAGATAATCGAAAAAAGTAGTTTTGACTGTGGGCGTTAATTCTGGTACATATCTTCCCGTATGGCTAGAACTTCTCAAAAAATAGGATTATGTTGCATAGTTAAAAACGAATCCAAGGTAATAGAAAGAGCACTAAAGTCTGCCCTACCAATCATAGACTACGCTTTAATTGTCGACACTGGCTCTACAGATGGAACACAAAAAATAATTTCGAAATTCTTGGAGAAACACTCAATTGAGTTTGAGGTAATCGAAGAGCCTTGGAAAGATTTTGCTCATAACAGAACATCTGCTCTAAGACATTTAAGAAAAAGAAAAGACGTAAAATACGGAATAACTTTAGATGCGGATGAAATTTTCGAAGTCCCAGAGAATTTTAATAAAAAACAATTCTTAAAAAATCTCAAACATGACGCCTACAGGGTTCCGTGTGAGTTTGGAAGCACGGAATACTTCAGGTATCTAATTTTTAGAAATAACACTGATTGGATATACAAAGGAGTAGTTCATGAATTTTTAGAATGCGAAAGCAAGGTAGCCTCAATAGGAGACAATAGAGATATAAAAGTGAAAGTCTTTACGGACGGAAACAGAAGCAAAGATAGAGATAAATACAAAAAAGATGCAAAAATTCTTAGCGAAGCTTTAAAGAAGGAGCAGGACCCATTTATGAAAGCTCGGTATACCTTTTATACCGCGCAATCATATAAAGACTGTGGCAATAACAAAAAAGCTATTGAGTATTATTTTAAAAGGGGAGAGCTAGGGTATTGGTCTCAAGAAATCTTTGAGTCTTATTACAGTATAGCTAAAATCAAGCGTTCTATGGGTGCTCCCATGCATGAAGTTATAGATAGCTGCTTGTTAGCTTTTCGGTCAACCGAGAATAGATTAGAACCAATTTATGAAATCGTTAACCTTTGTCGTCTATCAGAATCTTATAGATTAGGATACGAAATAGGAAAAAACTATTTAAACTTTCCCGTACCAGAGGATTCTTTGTTTTTAAGTCCTGATGTATACCAATGGAGATTCGACGACGAAGTTTCTATATGCGCTTACTGGGCTGGTCACTACAATCACTCCCTTGAGTTATGCCAAAAAGTTTTAGCCTCCCCCTTTCTCTCAGAAGGAGAAAGAGAGAGGGTGAAGGGTAATTTGAAGTTTGCAGAGGACGCTATATCCCCTTGAGCTTTGAAACTATAAATTTAACTAACTCAGACCTCATAACATCCTCTTCGTCGAAGTTGAAAGTATAAATTCCATTCTGGACACTTTCTTCGTCCGAAAGAGCTTTGCAAATTTTCTCAAAGCCATGAGCTTTATCCTCTTGCTTTAAATCTGTTTGCATCGGATCAGCTAAAATAAAACAGCGAGAACCCTCGCCCATCCTAGTTAAAACAGTTACGATTTCTTTTATGGTTGAGTTTTGAGCTTCATCCAAGATTATGCACTTGTCTTTCCAGTTCATACCTCTAGCGAAGTTAACAGGAAACATAGATATTCTGTTTTGCTCCTCAAGCTTTTCGGCCTTGGTCTCTAATAGTAGTTCATCCAACTTATCCAAAAATGGTAAGTTATAGAATCTTAATTTTTCTTCTGCTGTTCCGGGAAGAAAGCCTAGGCTTTTATCTGAGCTTTCCACGGCAGACCTTAGATACATGATACTGTCAGCTACTTTCATATTGAGCAACTGCAACGAACAATAAGTGGAAAGCAGGGTCTTTGCTGTTCCAGCAGGTCCATTAACAAACACTATCTTTGTAGAAGGGTGAAGTGCTATCTTAAAAAACTCTTTTTGTTTTTCCGTCCAAGGAAGCTGATTTAATTTAATAGCTCTTTTAAGGGGGTTTTCAACTCGTTTTCGTTCATGAATGTTTGTTGCGTCAACTATCTCTTCAGCTAACTTTTTACCGCCTCTGACTTTAAGCTTTCTGTCGGAGGTTTTTTTAGAAGTAGTTTTCTTGTTCTCCATATTGTATCAAGAAATACACTTGGCGAAGACTCACTTGGAATATTTTTTTTCGTAAAAAGATATAGTCTGCTTTATACCTTCAGAAAAGCTAAACGTAGGCTTCCATTTTAATTCATTTAAAATTTTACTATTGTCTATTGCGTATCTCATATCGTGACCAAGCCTATCTTCAACAAACTCTATATAATCGTCACTTTCTAGATTAAGCTCGCTACAAATACAGCTAATAGTTTCTAAATTAGTTTTTTCGCAGTCTGCTCCTACTAAATAGTTTTCCCCTATTTTTCCATTAATTAATATTTCCCATAGGGCATAACAATGGTCGTCTACATAAATCCAATCTCTTATATTTTCACCTTTACCGTAAACTGGAATTTTGGAGCCCTTGGTTAGCGATCTGATTACTGTGGGGATGAATTTTTCGTCATGCTGATTGGGTCCATAATTATTACAGCAATTAGAAAGCGTAATTTTCATTCCGTATGTATTCGTGTATGCAAGAGCAAGCATATCTGAAGCTGCTTTAGTGGCGGAATATGGATTCCTAGGATTATATTGTGTTTGCTCGGTGAACTTACAATCATCAATTACTTCGCCGTATACTTCATCAGTTGACACATGATGAAATCTTATGTCTTTCCCCCTGCAAGCTTCAAGTAGGGAGTGAGTACCTACTATGTTAGAGTTTATAAATTCTTTTGAACTAGCTATTGAATTATCAACGTGAGATTCAGCAGCGAGATGAACTACATGTGTGGGCTCGTGCTTTTCTACAGCTTTTAAAACTTTAGAGTATTCAGAGAGGCATATTTTTTCAAATTGATATTTTTCGCAATCCTCGAACTGCTTGGTGTTAGATTCATCAGCAGCGTAGGATAAGTTATCAAGGTTAATAACAACGTCTACTTCAGGCTTATTTATTATGCATCTAATAAAATTTGAACCTATAAAACCTGAACCACCTGTAACTAATATTTTCATTTAATTATGCGTAAATAAAATCTTACTTATTTTTTGGCATCTAACTGCCGATCCATCTTCTTTTTTGTGCTTGATCATTTTATCCAAATGAGTCCAATCAGCACACCTTCCGCCTATATGATCTGGCTCAGTTTTTTTACATAACCAACCTTTGGATGCCACGCATCCCCTGTCTATAAGGTTCATTTCTAACCTTGAGCTTAAATGCCCATAGCCGAATGGCGGATTGAAGTATGGCCTTGCGTAATCGTGAACACAATCAAAATATATAAATTCAGGCTCTTTAAACTGCTTCGCAGTTCCGAGGACTTCTTGAACTAAAACGGGAACATAGTAATTATCTGCGTTAGTAAGAATTACGTAGTTTTCATCTTCCACATATTTGTTTACAGCAAATCTTAAAACGCTATGCCCATAATCGCCAACTCTTTGCCCTGTGTGAGTAAGTATTATATTCTCCCCTAAATAACCATTGCTTTCTAAATCTTTCTCAAGATTTTCATAAAACGAATCATAGCCATCGTGAACTATTATCAGCCTCCAATTACGATTGGTCTGGGATTTAACACAGTTTATAAAGCATTTTAGCAATGCATCCTGATGATATGTACAAACTATGATATCAAGAGTCATGCTTTGGATTAAAATATACGCGCTGAGGCGGGTTTGAGAGGTGAGCAAATGCGGATAGGTTATCTAAGTCTTTGTTTTTGTAAATATTTTCTTGCTGTTTGGATTCCAGTACTCCGCCTTGACCTATTTCGACTTCAACTTCTATTGGCGTGTTATTATCGTGCTTAATGCCGTAAAGTTCTTCGTCAATATTACATTTCATTCTCCAACTCCAATCAACATCTTTTCTTTGTATACTATCCATATAGTATTTATCTTCTTCGTCTACTCCGCTGTAAGTTGAGTACCAAGGCAAATGTCTAGCTTCGTATGGGGGTGCGGTTCTAATCGAAGGCCATAAGCTGTATTCTCTTCGTTGACTAAATTCTGATCCGTGGTTTTTGTATATAGCGAATGTTGTGTCTAGTTGAGCAGCTATGTATAAACCCTTTTTGGTTTCTCCTCCTCCATAACCTTTTTCGTGATTGATTACAATGTCGGGATCAAAAATTAAATCTTCACTCTTTTCTGGTAGGTCATCTATTTTTAGGTTTAACCCCACTTTGATTATATCATCATTATTTCCTATGAATTCATGTTTTGCGCTGAAACCTTCCATTAGAACTTCTTTGAAATCCTCTGGAGCGCAGGTTATATCAAGATCAGGGTCGGTCATAGCAAAGTATTCGCTTTTTACCTCTTTATAAAATCCGCTATGATAGAAAGCTCTATGGCCATGATTCTGATCAAACTTCACTAATTTAAATTTAAAATCCGAAGAGTTATACCAATCCAGTAAAGGTGGGTACGAAGAATTATTATCAAGTATAATAGGAGTGAAGCCTCTGTCGGCTAGGTCTATAGCTAATTGCTTAGTCCACTTTAGTCTGTTGAAATTAATTATGTAGCAATTCATCTTGGTAAGCCCAGTTCCTTAGACTGTCTTCTATAGCTTCTGAGGACGACCTGATATTAACCCCAGCCCTGATTAATTTAGAATTATCCAAAACACAGTTAGACCTTGGGGCAGATGCCCCAACTTGATAAAACTCCTTTTCGTCAGAGAAAAACTCAAAAGATTTATCTAAATTTAAAATCTCTTTGATTTTTGAAACTACAAAAGATGTAGTAATAGGCTCAGAATTAACTACGTTATAAATTCCATAACTAGCTTTATTTTGATAAAGGTCGATGCAGGAACTAACAAAGTCCCCCAAGTGAGTGACTGAGTTCTCTGCTTCAAGCAGACGGTCATAGTTCATAACCTTAGACAAATAGTTTCTTGGGCCATCTTCGTTGTTGAAAGGAATACGCAGACGCCATATATAATAATCTTCAGATATAACCTTGATTAAATCTTCAGCCTCAGCTTTGGTTCCGCTGTAGTAACTACCCTTAACTTCAGAAAAATGATGAAAATTAGGAGGGTCTTCTTCCGTAAACCCCGCACCATCTAATCTATTGCCAGTGTAAATGCACCCAGAAGAAACGTGACCCCAAGGAATGCCTACTAACGCACAAGCGTTAGAAATGACTTTAGGTAACTCGATGTTACCTTTTCTGCATTCCCCCTTATTAGTTTCACAAGCATCCACATTAGGCTTGCCCGTGTAGCCAGCGCAGTTGATAACAAAATCGGCGTTAATGATGGACAGTATTTCAACTAACTTCTGAATATCATAATAATCAGTATTCTTCCTATGAATTTCAAAAAAAGTTAATTTCCTATTTACTAATTCTTTTACGAAAGCTTGGCCTACGTATCCTGTTGCTCCTATCAACGCAATCATATTCAGATAATAATTAAATTCTGGCTTAGAGTAAAGGTGATTTCTGTATTGAGGGTTTTTGCCAACAAAACCAATCTTGATATCTATCCTCAAAAGTCCAGCTTCTTTCCCCTTTAGTTACTTCTCTGCCTCCCCAGAAACCGGGAAGGAAGGCGTTCGGGTTAAATCCGCGTATTTTAAATTGTTCTTCGATCCACTCATCTTTATAGACAATATATCTACAATCATTCAAATCATCAGTCCAAGACACCTCATCAATTGTTTTATCTATAGGAAGTATTCCGTCTTTACCGTGTGGAACAGTTTCTTTTCCTTTGCTGGCACTTGATTGCACAAAACATGAAAAAACTAATTTACCGCCGTTCTTCAAAACTCTATAAGATTCATCCATTATAGATAAGAAGTCTTTTGTTCTCATATGAGTAATCACAGAAGACATATATACTACGTCTTGTGAAGAGTCTTCAATATTAGCCCATTCTATGTTATTAACTGATCCCTCTTTATTGTACATATGATTATGGAAATCATAATAATAGAAATGCCCTTTATCGATATTTTCTCTGCACCAATCAACAAAGCGTTTTTGCACTTCTATGCCAGTGTATTGTTCTACTTCATCTACGAGGTTTACGGCCAATCTTCCACAACCGCATCCTACGTCGAGGACATTCCAGTGTTTTTGAGGGCGACCTGCTAGAAACCGAAAACACCGCTCTGCATGATCGCATACTACTTTCCAATGCTTTTCTCCTGCGTCTTTGGGTTGACCTACTTCTATTCTTAAGTCGAGGGGAGGTAATGGATATTGCATTTATGTTAATCTTTCTAAATATTCTCTATATTCGCATTTAGGAGTGTTTTCAATAATTTCTTCTAATTTTTCTTTTGTTATTAGCTTTTTCCTTAATGCTGCTTCTTCTGGGCATCCGATTTTTACGCCCTGTCTCTTTTCTATTACTGCTATATACTCCGATGCTTCATTTAGGCTGCTTGATGTGCCAGAGTCGAGCCAAGCGCAGCCACGATTGATTTGATAAACCATTAATTTTCTTTTATTTAAATAAAATTTAATGACATCTACTATTTCTAGCTCTCCTCTGGCTGAAGGTCTAAGAGATTTAGCTACTTTTACCACTTTATTGTCAAAAATGTATAAACCCGGAATTGCAAAATTGGTTTTAGGTTTTTTTGGCTTTTCTTCTACTGAGATAGCTTTTCCTTCTTCGTCGAACTCAACCACTCCGTATCTCTCTGGGTCTTGTACTTCATAGGCAAATATAGAACCTCCGTCCTTAAACTCTCTGAATGCCTTTTTGAACGCTGTGGAGCCGTTTGAGACGTTATCTCCAAGAATCAGTGCCACACTATCATTCTGGATAAAGTCCTCTGAGATCGTAAATGCTTGAGGAATTCCTATTGGGCTTTCTTGGGTCCTGTATTGTATTTTTACGCCGAATCTACTTCCATCACCAATTATCTCTTTAAACTTGGGAGTGTGTTCCACTGAAGATATAACGCATACTTCTTTTACTCCATTTTCTATAAGAGTAGTAAGAGGATAGTATATCATCGGCTTGTCGTATACGGGCAACAAGCTTTTGGGATGATTGTTTGTTAGCGGATAGAGTCTAGACCCTGCTCCTCCTGCTAGTATGATACCTTTTTTTATCATCTATTTTTCTGCTATAATTAAAGTGTTGTCTCTGCACTGGGCAAAGTAGTCCATTCCAGCAGTTTGACTTGGGGAATCCTCTCCGTACCTACTTCCATTAAAGCCCTTTGTTATTCTTGTGAATGGAAGCAAAAGCTCTGCGGGTCCACGGCTTGCATCAATATTCTCTAAACCAAGCTCTTCTAGGTCTGACCGCAATTCTTCGAATGCTTCATACTTATCTTTGTTAATTACCTGCAAAGATGATTCTGGCCAGTTGTACTTTCTGCACAAAAAGGAATGCCACCCGTCAGTCATTCTACCTTCAATAAAATCTCTTATATTTTTTGAGATTAGATATAAATCTGATTCTACATGTATGATTCTCTCGAAGTCGTACTTTTTAGCTATATCGACTATAGACAAGTAACCTCTCCACCATCCTGCTGAATTTGCTGCCTGTCCGTCTTTGTGACATGGAGCTTTTTCTTCAAAATGTACGAAATTGACTTTGTTTGTGGATAACGCCGATTCTTCTGGCAACTCACTGCTTTTAATTATGTTAAATAAGTTTGTGTTTACGAGCGAAGCGTCGGAACAGTCGTCGATCATAAAGAGGGTTTTGTCCTCCCAATCTAAATCAAGGTAGTATCCCGCCCATTTTTCATATCTTTTTAAATATTCTTCTCTTTCTTTGAAATGTGATGTGCAGAATAGTAAAGTCTTCATAAGGCAACGCCAGTATATCAAAAGGACTCTGAAAAGCAATCCCCTCCGGGGATTTTTTCGAGGTCGTAAAAGAGTAGGACTTCTTTTCTTGTAAAGTTGTAAAACAACCCCCTCACGCCCTTTCGTAGTTATTGCGACAAAAAATTTTTCAAAAACCACCCCCCTCCGAAGAAGGGGGCGGGTGATGACGAACGACTAGTAAACGATGACTAGTAAGGTGATGATTGCTAAACACAACATGACTATAACCTCCGATTTTAGTAGGCGCGATGCCATGCCTTGTCTGCGTCCATCTCTGCCTCCTCTTCAGGTGTCCAGAGTGGGCGTTGTTCAATCTTAACAATTTTACCGCTAAACCATTTGTTAGCATCGCGGACGTGAGCCTCGTCACGATACTTGCCTCCGAAGCGCGTACCGCTTTCCATTGTGATAGTGAACTGTTTTAATTCTTTATCCATGTCTCTTTAAATTTTTTAGTTGTTGGTCGGCCATGCGTACTGCAAACGCCGAAGGGTGAACTTGTGGTGACGGCTTTCGTGTTCGTTATCGTCCCACTTTACTCTTACGACTCCGTACACCGGAGCCTTGGGGTTAAGGTCTGCGACCACCGTGCCAGTCTTGGCGTGGTTGCGGTGGTGCTTGACTCGTGCTGTTACTGTTATGTCGTTCATCTGTTTATAATGTAAGGGATATTCTGGAAAAAGTCAAGCGGTTTTTTTATCCAGTTACAATCATGTGAATCAATACGAATCCGAGCGCAATGCTTGCCCCGATGCAGAAAGATGTAATGTGTTGCAGTACAAAAGTCTGCTTTTCAATGCGAGCCATTTCAGCGTTGAATTCCGCCTTGTTGAAACGTTCGCGTTTGTAGCTTGTCCAGTTAGTGGTTTTGGTCTTTTTTATGTCGTTCATCTTGTTTAAATATAGTCTAATTGCTGGAAAAAGTCAAGGGGTTTTTCTAATTTTTTTTGATTTTTTTTAATACCCATGAGGGTAGCCGTGTTCCGCATAAAACTTGCGTTCTAGTTCTGCATAGTCCGCCTCAGTGGTTCCCATGTTGTTTGCGTGTTGTAGCCTACGGAAGTACTGTTCTGCGTCGCGTAAGCTGACCGCCCCCGCCAATGCTGCTGCCATGTTCATCTTGCGGGAAGTGGGTACTACGTTTTGAGCTTTGCCAGCCTTGACTAGCCCTATGAATGTTCCGTTGTCGTTCATCTGTAATAAGATAACACATTGCTGGAAAAAGTCAAGGGACTTTCTGGAAAAAGTTATTCGCAAACCGTGGATAACTTTCTTGAAAATAACCTTGACGCAAATTGGGGGACCCCCGCGTCATTGGCCAAGTTATTCACAATGGCCTGTGCTGGCACGGGCCTTGCTTTAGTGGAACGCCTCGGCGTACCAGAAGGCGACTATGCTTGAGCTTGTAATAAATACAATCAATTCCATATCAATTATTCCTCAACGTGTCGGCATACTTGGTTTCTTGGTACACGCCCAAGCACCACGCAAAGTATGACAACGGTTTATAGTTCTTTTCTTTATAGTCTTCATAAAGAGAACGGAGAGGCCCGTCAAACTTGTCGAGCCATTCTCCGAACTGTTGCTTGTCGTTAAGGCCGTGCATAGCGACGCTTGTCGAGGGTGCGGTGCTGGTCGTAACGGTCATTAAGCCATACGGTCTTAACGAATCCGTCCATATACATAGGCATAACCAAGTCCATGTTGTCGCTGTACGGGTAACGCACAACAATCTTTTCCGGTACAGGGTTACCCTTTGCCATTTCAGCTTCGACCACTTCGCAATCGTTCAGGTTGATTGCGCGAGGCAGGTCGATGTTCTCGGCGTACCCGAAACGTTCGGGACGTGCAGCAGCAGTCCGAGCGTGACCGGAGTAGGTCAGGCTCATAGTTCCGTTGGGGAGTTCCATCTTCGGAAGTCCGAAGGCCCGCTTGTTATACAACTTGTTATCGTTCATCTGATTCCTTTCGTCTAGTCGTTGTCGTTGTCCCACGCCATGTTTTCCAACTTGGCCATTTTCTCTTCGCTGATGTCGTACTCTGATTCGGCTTGCGCTGAATCCCATTCGATGTCTTCTCTCTGTATGCTCATCTTGTTTTCTCTTTCTGTTTGTTGTCCTGCTGACTTCTTAAATATCGTTCAATTGTTGGAAAAAGTCAACCCCCCAAAGGCACTTTTTCTAAAAAAAATTCTCAGGAACCACAGCAGGAATCATGCCCCCCCAGACCCCCGCGTCATTGGCCAAGTTATTCACAATGGCCCATGTTGGCACGGGCGTTGCTCTGGCCCTACCACTCAGGGTATTCGTTGGCATCGTGCCATGCATCATCCGCCAGCGTTCCGTGGCCGTCATTCATGCTGTCATGGTCGTCTTCGTCGTCGTCGCACTTGTAAGCGTTCTCAAGGTCGTCAGCGAACTGACGGGATTTCTCCTGCACTTCGGCAAAGGAAGTGCCAATGGAATCGAGATAAGCATTATACTCGGACTCGTACTCGTCACGCTCGTCAGGCGTCATTCCGTTCTCGTCAACTGGCGCGGGGGCCATGCTGGCGTAGAACTCTTCACTGGTGGGCATTAGGTCTCGTAGGTCGTCGTTCATCATGGGAATACAATAAGGGATTTACTGGAATAAGTCAAGGGGGTTTCTACTCAAACTTATTCACAACAATTTCATCAAGAGACAACCAGCCATTCCAAGGCTGCGCCCAGCCTAGCTGTGGCTTCTTCAAAGAACGCAGCAGCACACAGTCGCCAAGTTTTTCATCGTGGCGCACACTGTGGCCAGTGTTTAATTCGGTCACGTCCTTGAACATGGGACCATGATCCCGAAGGCGGTTTTTGGTGCGGGCCTTGGCGTTGGGTCTGGCGGTTACTTTGACTGTAGTCGTTTTAATCATCGAGATAAACCTACCTTAATTACTGGAATAAGTCAAGGGGAGTTCCTCGAAAGTTATTCACAACTTTACTGGGCATGGACTTAGCAAGAATCGTACCCCCCCAGACCCCCGCGTCATTGGCCAAGGCTAATGACATGGGGTCCCCAATTTTCAATATTGATATTAATTGTTTGGTATTTATTAGCGTTCAGGGAACTGGGGTTCTTACTCCGGGAGCCACGCCCAAACACCATCTCGACGAATCTCAACAAACCACGCTTCACGCACTGCAACGGACTCGTCCTTTACTAAAACAAAACTCTTATGTTTATAAGGGTTATAAGTAATCTTTTGCCACTCGCACTTTTTTTCGCCTGAGCGGGGGTCATCAATCACTGACTCTTTCATCTTCATGCCTTGGATATAAGCATGAACGTTTTTACGTTTCTCATCACGCACTCGCTGATTACCTTTGGGGCCGACTCTCAAGATAGGACGACTCAATGTAATTTCTGCAACGTGGTCTACGACAATGCCCTTGTCATTGCGAACGCTATAAACGTGCGTTCCGTCTTCTTCTGTCCGATGCAGGTTGCGATAAACTTGTACTTTTTCCATAACGATATAAATATATAAATAAAAATAAATTAAAGCCCCCCACTAGGGGGGGTTGATACTAACGAAGCGAACGCTTCTCCAGCCACTTTTCGAAGGCTGGGCAATAAGACTCGTCGTATTCACGAATCTCATGGTCAGCACGGCGAACCATGCGTCCATCCTTTTTGAGGATGAACCACTTGCCACCGCGTGGGGAGGCAGCGACCACACCAAGGTAACCGCGCATATCCTCCACTTGCATTCCGAGTTCAATCATAATGATTTAATAAGGGCGTGATCTCCAAGGCCATCACGCTGGCCCATAGTTTTTTAGTCATCGCAAAGAACAACCAGTACGCCTTTGCAGTAAAGCCTCTCGGCTACGCGCTGGGCGTGGTCGTCATCATGTCCTTGTATCCATCCAAGGGTAGCGTCTCCGTCGTGGGTTTGAACTTCGTATATGCTCATAATCATGTAGTAAATATAACACAGGGGGTCGGACATCCGCCGTCCTACCCTTTAATTTCTTTTATGCATCAGCTTCGCATTGTCCAGCTACTTCGGCTGGTGTCCAGCCTTCGGCAAATCCTTGGTCAGTTAGTGCGTCCACCATTGGCAACGCATCCTCTGACACTAGGGCCAGCACTTCGTTTTTGAATTGTTCTTTGTTCATCTTGTTGTTGTCGTTCATCATCATGTGTCTAATCTACCATAGGGGGTAGGACATCCGCCGTCCTACCTAAAAGAATTATCAATAAACTTTTTCCTTGACGCAAAATGGGGTCCCCGTGTCATTGGCCACAATGGACGATGACATGGGGTCCCCAATTTTAACTTTTTCGACAAAGACAATACTATTTGTTAGCTTTTTTATATTCGGCCCAAATTTTTTCAGAGTAAGTTTTATAATAAGGGTGATTAAAATAATCTTCCATCTCCTTTTTTCTTCTAGCGTAAAACTGTTTACTCGTTTCTTTGTCTGCGTTGTATCTTCTGCTTTTGATTCTATACCTCCTCCCATACGGGGAACGTGCGTCCCTTGTGATAGTCCCAAGCGGGAGTCATTACGCTGACAGACTCGCGCCCAACTTCTACTTCTAACTTGCCAATGCGGTAGCCGTGCCAGTAACGCTTGTTTTGATTCCAGTAGTAGTCTACTGCATTCATCTTAGCCTCTTCAAAGGCGATAGTGCCAACCTTTGCGGGTGTGCTAAAGTGACCGCATACTTCACGGGGGCCAGCGTAACCGCTGGTAATCTTCTTCTCACCTACTGCGTGTAGATTGATAATGTAATTCTTTTTTTCCATAATCGTTTCCTAGTCTCTGTCTCTGATGTCGTTTCCGTTATCGTCGCTATAATAACCTTCAACGTTCCACATCTTGTCGTAATTGACTTTTGGATATGGCTTCGGCCCTTGTGGGGTGTTGAAGTGTGTGTCTTTGTTCACGCCGTGTGCGTATACTTTTCGAGCTTCTAGCTCCGTCTTTTTGTTGTTACTCATACTCATAATTTTAGTCCATCACTTCCCAGCTTTTGCAATCGTTGTAAGAAATAAAATCTCCCACGCCGTCGATGTTGATTGTGGTGGCGTCTTTACCTTCGTGGTCGGACTCATGCACCTCGCATTTGTGTTCGCTTGCGAATCCGTTGATGCTGATACGGCAAAGTGTATCATTTTCGTTTATCACTATCTTTACTTGCTTCATATTCATATCTAAATCTAGCATAGGAGGTAGGACATCCGCTGTCCTAGCTTACAACTTCGCCAAATTCTTTTTTGGCGTCTGCGTGGAAGGATACCCGCAAAAGACTCTTGCCCATTGGCACTTCCCGCCCGTTGTGATTCACCATCACACAGCTATTCACTGGCTTGCGGGGGTTGAGGTCGCGCACCACAACGGCCTTCCACATGGGGTTGTCGCGGTGCTGTACTTGTGTTCCTGTCTCAAACTTCATGCGTATAGATTACCATGGGGGGTAGGACATTGGCTGTCCCACCATTTAAATAAATAAAAAAAATAAAGCTTGACCGTTTTTGGGGACCCCACGTCATGGGCCAAGGACAATGACACGGGGGTCTGGGGGTGAACCCAGACTTGTTATTTTTATTATTTATTTACATACCAGAGATTTGGTAGGCGTTGCGTAGTTTAGGGTGTTTAGAATAATTTTCTTACCCTGTTTTATATTATATATATAATACGCTTCAGCTTTAGCTTCGTTGTGTTCAACGCCTTGAGCCTTGCGGGATTTGATGTGGTTGGTGACTTGCGCTGCTTTGACAGCGTTACGGGCTTGGTATGTTTTGTAGTTTTTCATTTATCAAAAATTAAGAGGCATTTTTCAAGTGCTTTACGGCCCAGCGGTAACCGCCTTCTCTGGCCAACCTCCTGCACTATGTTACCTTTCTAGTTAGTTTCATTCCCGCGTTATTGCGAAAACGTCTACTGGTGCTTCCTCGTCCCTAACAGGGCGCGTACCCCGTTCGCTACGTTAGGCTTGCCTAGACTGTATTCTGCCTCCCAGTAAATTGTTGCATAGGCCGTTGCCTCTCACGGACGTTTAATGTTCTTCACCTATGCTTCCTCGCGTTGTTGCGAGAAATTTAAACGGCAGTTTCAGGCCGAGGGTCTTACAGCTTCTTGCCCTCGTCGCATACTGTCTGCCTAGATTTTGTAATCCTGCCCTTGGGCTCGTACTGGGTCTTACCCCTGTCCACTCTCTTAATCTACTCTCTTTCTTGGAATAAGTCAACCCCCTAACGGTCATTTTTTTTCTTTTTTTTAAATGGTTCCGAAGCAAGTTCTGTACCCCCCCACACCCCCGCGTCATTGGCCGTGTTCGGCTAATGACATGGGGTCCCCAATTTGCCCCCCCTGTCAAGGGGGAGCTATTATTTTATTTTTTTATTTTGATACCAATTTACAAAGTACTACGGCTGATATGATAGATAACGTTATCCATAGCATTTTTTTTCCTTTCGGTTTTTTGTTATGCAGTCTCAAGAACTGCGTTTGCAAATTTCAACTCGCGAACAAATCCGTTTTTGTCCTCCTCAGTTGCTGAAGTCTTTTTATACTTTAGACCAACAACAACGCCGATGGGGTCGAGGAAGCGTAAATCGTTTTCGTCGCCATTGATAACCTGCCAACCGTCAAAGTCAGCTTCGGGCAATTCGTTTGCGTAGACTACCGCAACGTTGACACCCCAACCCAGAATCTTTGCAACTTGTTCGTCGCTGGTGTTTTCACTCTTTGAAAACGTGAGGTGGTAATTTTTCGGAAGCTTGCCGTCTGCATAATCCGCAACGCGGTTTGTCCGCTTGGTATAGTCATAAAATTGTAAATCGGGGAAAGATTCAAAAACGTTTTTCCCCGTTTCCTCTAGAATGAAATCCTCCCAAGCAATATCGCTTGTTCCGTTGAGGCGCACGGTAGGTGTTAAGCCTTTACGCGCAGAGCTTTTCTGGTGAGCTTTTAATTCCTTGTAAAGCTGCTGGCCGTAGCCTACAGGGTCGGAATGAAAAAACTTTGTTTTGTTGATTCGCGCCTTTGGAATTGATGGCGTGAACTTGGCACGACCTGCCCCGTAAAGACAAGCAGCCCGACACCCTTTGCTTGCACTTGGGCAAGTATTCATTACACCGCTGGCGTTACTGGGCGCAAGGTAGCTAATCGCAGTGCGATAGCCTTTCTTGAGACCTTTAACGGTTTTTGCGTCTGCATCGATAGAGAGAATTTTCATATCAAATAAACCTTTTTCTTTACTTGGTTTCTACTGCCATTTTTTCAGCACGAGCCGAACCCGTACCCATCGCGAAGCAATCCAAATTCAGGATTGAAACAGAGCGAAACGGCTTGAAGCTAGGCATATTCCCCATCGCAAAAAATTCCTGCTTTGCGTCATTGTGAGCTTTTGCTTCATGCCCTGCCACTTCTGGTTCGTCTCCTATCAAATCAAATTGATTCAAGTATGAGAAAAGATGCGCGTTGGTAAACGCTTTCAAAATCTTTTCAGGAGTAGACCAGAACCACGCGCAATTTGCCGTTTCCCATTCGAGGTCGGAGCTTGTCGCGCCATGATTGAACATTGACCAATGTTTGGTTTCGATTGCTTGGGCGTCTCCTGTGAGAATCACGCGCCAGTTGGTTCCGCATTTTTGAACACTTGTTTTACTCATAATCTTTTTAGTCCTCTGGGTTAATTTTTTTGTTCCGCTTGTAAGAGCCTTTGCCCTTCTTCACTTTATGCTCACGCGATGCGCTGCCCATGTAGCCTTCGGGATTCACTCGCGCCTTCGGTTGTTTCTTGTTTTTTTTCATATGCATACCCTACCACGGGAGGTGGGACATCCGCTGTCCTACTTGATAAATTCTTTGTGAGCCTCCACCATTCTAAAATCCGTTTGTCCTGTGCTACTCTTTCCGCGTCGTTCATCTTCAACCAATCTAATTCAATTACTAGAAAAAGTCAATGCCTCAGAGGCACTTTTTCTAAAAAAATTCCTCACTTTAGGCTTGACTCAAAAATGGGGACCCCACGTCATTGGCCATCTGGATGATGACACGGGGGTCTGGGGGGGTGAAGGGGATTATTATTTATTTATATTTATTTAAATGGGCAAATTTATTTGGCTATGACTTTAACTTCTGTCTGGCTTCATCCAATCCTTTCGCATGAGTTTGGTGCGATGCACCGATTCGTCAATGAGTCGGTGAACATCTTTAACCATCTCGCTGCCCATTGTGATTTCTCCATGAGTAGTCAACCAATCCTCAAGGTCGTCCTTGATTCGGTTAATCATTATTCTATCGTGTTGGTCTTGTTTGTGATTATGTTCCATTATGCATCCTCTCCGTAATAGTTATTCCATTCAGACTTAAATTCTTCCTCGTCGCACTTCTCAAGGTTCTCTGTTACCATGTCTACCGCAAAACTATACAAGTCTTTGTCATCCCATGAATCAACCATGTCACGGGCAAGTTGTTCTGTTCTTTCTGATGTTTTCATTTAGTCCTCCAATACCGCCCAATCCACTTCCCATGATGATTCTACATACTCACCATTGTCAGGCAAGCCAATACCCATGTCTGATTCAGCAATTTTTGCTGCGTGTTCAAGCGTATCTGCTTCTACGGTAACGTGACCGTACATCTGCCAACTAACTGGTACTTTGTATTTCATAATTTAGTCCTCCAATTTCTTAAAGTTGTCTACTACGATTTGGCAAAGTGCATCAATTTCCTCTTGAGGCATTTTCTCAAACCCCATCAGCCACCCAGATGGCAAGCCTTCAAGATAGGTAATTATGTCCTCTTGGATTTGTTCTCTGACTTCTTCTTTGGTCATTTAGTCCTCCTCTACTTCCCAAGTGTCTGAATCCAGCGCATACAAAAACTCTGTACCATTAGCTAAATCCCCTACTCCTTCGGCAGCTTTTTCTTTGGCGTCATCTGCATCTTTAGCTGATACAAATATCTGCTGTTCGTGTACCTCTCTAATTTTTACTGAGTATCTTTTCATTTTACTTCCAATTTTGTTACGCTTTTAGTTTTAACTTTTAACATCCAAGGGTCTGGATTCACTTTAACTTGCATGAGCCAATCTTGTGGTGTCGGAATGAATCCGCAGTCCTCTGTAACGTGCTGTTCCGCAAGTGCTTTAGTTGGTATAAGTTTACCCTTTGAGTTTCTTATGGCGTGTCCAAACCTTTCAACGGCCCATTGAATACCCGCAGAGTGGTGACGCAATGCGCGATGAGTCCAATCACCAGTGAATTGCTTTGTCTCATCAAACCAATCATGCAGAGCAACGTAGTCAGTAGGTTCTCCACCCCATCGGGCAACAGAGGATTCAGCGTGTTTCCAAGGCGTCATGTCTAATCAACGGACAAGGTGAAAGTTTCTGGTTCGTCGTAGACTTCTTTGGTATACCATTCCACAGTTGAGACTGTACCTTTTACAAGGTCGTACTTAATTGTGTCTCCGTAGGGATTGCCGTCACCCGCGCCACTATATTCGTAAACGTCATAACCCCACTCCTCAATGTCGCTTTCAAGTCTATATATCGTTTTACGCTTCTCGTCAGAGATTTCGTCCAACCTGTCGGCTACTTGAGTAGAAACATGGAGATGCCCCTCGTCGCTTCCTCCCGACCATTCGAGAACGATTTTAGTTATACCAAGTTCTTGAGCTTGGTTGTAGTGATTTGATTTTAATGGTTCCGCTTTCATAAGATTTCTAATTATGGGTTAATTGTTGGAATAAGTCAACGCAATTAAGGGTACATATTCGCTGAACCCTTGAGGAGTTCGCACTCGTCGTGACGCAGAACGCCCGACCATAGATGGGGCAACGCAGACTCACACCCTGCGCGTTTGTCGGCCATGCTTTGCATGAGCAGATTCGTTACATCGTTGGCGGGGTAAACGTAATACCCCAAGCGTCCTTTTGTGTCTCGCACGAAATCGCGAGCAACCACGAACCACGGCCCGTGCTTTTCGATGCTTTTTTTGGTGGAAGAACGTGCGTCCTCTTTAGCCTGTAGTTTAACCAATCCGCTTACCATGTATTCAGTATCGGTTAATTCTTGGAATAAGTCAACCCCTGAGTTTGAAGAACTTATGTTTTTTTATGATAGCTACTGGCTTGCGTCCACTCGCCCAATATGGATTTTTTTTGATATGACAAAAATGGTCAGCAAAGTTTACATAGCTACGGTCTACTCTTTTTATATTCATAGCCAAATAAAGAGCATACTTTCCTTGTGGGGTATCAAGTAATCTTTCGCTGGGTATCTTTCCGTTGTTCCAACATTCGAATTGTTTGTCTACTAAACATACCTGTCGGGGAGTTTGTTTGCGCCCGTTCCTTTTCCAGTTGATAGAGCGTTCGGCTATAACACAGGCGACGCCATACATACCCCCCGCCCCTTCTCCACGCGCCTCCCCGAGAATCGTGAGAGCTACAACTTGTTGGTCTGTCAGGTCCTTCTTCCCAGCATTGAGAGCAAAACTAAGAAACAAAAGAGTGATATAAATAGCATTTTTTTTCATTTAGATTAAAGAGCGAACTATTCCTTTCAGATGCCACCAAATCTTAGACATCCGATTGTTTTTAAGTTGTATAAATATACAGCCTAGGTGAAGCCGTACTTGTTGCGTTGGTGAGATAGTTTCATTCTTCATACTCCAATCTACACTAATTCTTAGAATAAGTCCAGAAAAAGAAAGCGGGCGGAGGGCCAGCGGAAAAACCCTCCACCCGCCGAGCGAGTAAAGTTAGACTGTCACTCCGTTGCGTGTGACAATTCCGTTTTGCATCGATTGGTTGACGGCAGTCTCAGCCTTATAAACATCAACCTCGTTCTGAGTGGCATACCTAAGGTCTGAGAGCTTAGCTGCCATCAAGTCATCGCCGTGCCGAGACACCATCAGACTCGAGCCGTTGAGGTTGGTAGAGCGAATCCGTTCCACTTGGTTGCGCTTCTGGTTGTAAACTAGTCTGCCGTTAATTGCTTCTTTCATTCTCATAATCTTATACTATTCCATTTCTAGAATTCAATCAAGTCCATTCCTACTTCCGAGGGCTTTTTCTTTTGTGGCACTGTGTTTTCCCACACAACTTTACCACCACACCGTTGGCAACTGAGCTTGCTTTCACCGCGCAGCCACCTGTTGTGTTTGATTGTGCTGAGGCTAAACTCTTTGGGGCAACTCTGGCAAACGTATCGCTTCCTGCCCCCACCGCGAGCGGATGGCAAATCATAAGTATGGCAACGGTCTGGTGGGAGACGGAAGAATCTCATGAAGTTCTTCCATTCGGTTCCATGAGGAGAAATCCCACCGCCGTGTCGTTTGAACGCAGTGAGGTGAGCAACTTCATGCCCAACAGTTTGTTCAATAAAATGTTCGCGGTACTTTTTAAGTGCTATAGAATTAAGTCTCAACTTATTCTCATAATAGAATGCCTGACCCGCCACCGTACCTTTTAGGTCGTAGGTGATAGTCGGGTACGCCATGCCCAAGCCAAACTTATCATTCGTTTTATCAATTAAGTCTATGACTCGTTCTTGAATTTCTTTTTTATCATCATTAAAACTCATTACTCGCCTCCCATCACTTTTTTAATTATGTCCTCGTAAGAAGTGTTTTCATCTATCGTTCGCAATGCTTTTTCTAGTCTTTGCCATTTCATCCAACGAATTTCATCATCCGCAGTTCCGTTGTGTTGAAAGCCACGAATCCACCGTCCATTTTGATAGTTGTACCCATGCCTTCTTTTGGTGTCCAATGCGATTCTGAAAGCGTCCATAACCTAAATATCGTTTAATTCTTGGAATAAGTCAATACAGGAAAAGCATTTTTTTTAATGAGCAAGTTCCATGCCCCCCCAGACCCCCGCGTCATTGGCCAAATCTTGGCTAATGACATGGGGTCCCCAATTTGCCGTCAAGCTTTTCTTGTCAACAGCCCGTGAAGATTTCGTATTTCGGGCGAATTTCGCACACGAGAAAACCCCCCTTTTCACGAAAACTTGCCGATCACTTTCTGCGTTTTTTGGTTGGCAAATTGATTTGTCGCTCAGAAATGACGCGCTAATAAAAGCATTTAATTAATACAAAAAAAATCCCCCGCCCCCGTGGATGGGGGAGAGGGCGAGGGATTTGTGGGTTGGGTAGCCTACCCTTAGATGGCGAGGGAGTCCTCGACAGTCTCGACCACTTGCAGCGTCTTGCGCGGAGTGATGAGGGTTGTCAGGTTTGCCTCGGAACGCACCGCCGTGTTCAGCGTGGTGAGCAGTCGGCGCGAAGTCTTCTCCGCAAGTTCACGGCGATTGTCCGCGATGGAGTGCGTGAGGTACTGAGTACCCGCGTTGTACAGGTTGTACAGGTTGCGGTCACCGTCTTCGTCGAAGGTTGGAGCATTCCAAATTTCGGCAATGCCCTTGCGAGTGCGTTCGCTGAACAACTTGTCGTTGACCATGTTTTGCAGGGCAATGAGTCCCTGTTCCTGTTCGACCTCTTTGGAGGCGAGCAAGTGGAAAACCTCGGTAGCAGCACCGGAGTTGAACGACTCCAAAGCGCGAGACAATGCGCTGGACATCGCGCCGAGGTTCAACTTGGAGTTATGCTTCTGGGAAAGCCCGAACTCGTTGTCCAAGGCTGTCATGCCATTGGAGCAAACAAGGCGAAGCAAGCCAAGGTTAAGCGAGAGCTTCGTCTCGCGGTTGAAGGAGTTTTGCAGTGACAAGCGCAAGCCCAACTCATCACCGACCTTGCGGTCTTCAACGCGCACGGCCTTGGTTTGGTCGCGGAAATCCCAAGTGACGCGCATACGTTCGCCGTCACCGTACACGGACACGTTACGTTCCACCGAATCCATCGGCAAGCCAGCGTTACGCATGGCAGCTTCGCCAATGTTGATGACATCGCTATTCTGGGCAAGCCCGTAACGATGCGAAACGATAGGGCCGACCACGCGCCCGTCATCTTGTCGCTGGTTGGCGTGGACTCCGGTGCGAATGAACTCGCCCGTGTGAGGGTCTTTGACGTAAGTCGGCACGGTAGCCACGTTGTAGTCGAAGTCGGAAGTGGTTTGTTTTAGGATAGGCATAATATGTATTCTCGCTTTCTTGTTTCTTTGTTGTGTCTCTTAACTCTGTACTTAGATTAATCAATTTCTGGATTTAGGCCAAGGTTTTTTTTGCGTTATAAGTACTTTTTTTTCTGCATGAAATACCGCTTTTATACTTGACGCAAAATTGGGGACCCCACGTCATTGGCCAAGCCTTGGCTGATGACACGGGGGTCTGGGGGGGGAAGTCAACACTAAAAAATACTTATTTGCCTTATTTGCTTTATTTGGGAAAAATGGATTATTTTGATCTTATTGATGGTCTAGTTGGTTGGCAATTAAGCGAGACATAACCTGTCAAAGTGTACTCTTACCATCGAGTATATATACACCTACAAAAGAAAGCAGGGACCAATTAAGGTCCCTACTTTGTGGTGGGTGAGGTGACGCTGTGAGAAATTAACGAGTTCGATAACAATCTATATCATTAATAGTATTAGCGGTAAACTTCCTCTTATCCACTTTTCTCCACTTCCCTTGGCGAGAGATTTTGAAATCTTCTAAATTTGTTTTCAGCTTATGGCATTCCTCTACTTCCCACATCTCTCCCTCGTGCTCAACAATAATTACTTTGTAAACGTTTTTAACTTTGGAATGAATGTGATCTGATCGATTCTTCTTCCTCTTTGTGATGATCGTTTCCATTTCAAAAAATTTAATACCACGCACGGCAAACGTCAAATTAAAAAACCCCACCTGAGCAGACAATCTCAAGTGGGGCCTTAGGACACAAACGCGCACAACCCGAATTATAACGCGCTTGCTATGCAGTACAGTCTTTATGCATATGCTTTATTCTTTTGGGTTATCTCCTCTAGGTTGGTGAGGTAATCGCGACCTTTGGCGGTAATTAACCGCTGGCAGTTATTCTCACGTTCCATGAGGCCATTCTTCATAAGCATCCTCTCGTAATTCTGAACAGTGCCGAGGGTATCTCCAACATTAGCGCAAACAAAAGACACGCTGACCGGAGACGGATGATTCTCGTTAAGGACGTTGAGTACGCCAATCTCGCGTTCGAACAAGCCGAGCGGATTCAAGTTGTGGGCGTACTTGAAGTAATCCCAGATGTCATTGGTCAACTCAGTAGTGCCGAGCATATCCAAATTGTCTTTGATGTCGTCGGCCAGAGTGGTTGCCGTGCGAGCATTGCCACGGGTAACGCTGGCGATGTCCTCCAACACGCCATCCTCGAAATCATAACCATCAAGGTTATAGGAGACAATCTTGCCCAACTCCTCCAACGAGTACTCTTGGAGAGTAATCTCAGTGAACCGAGACTTCAAAGGTTCGAATACCTTGTCGTATTCGGTGGTCGCCATCATGAAAGACTGACGAGTGAAATCGAAGTCCATGTCGAAATCCTCGTAGGAATACTGAGTACGCCTATCCTTGTTGGGGTTGAGGATAGTCAGCAATGCATTAGCGATTTGCTTGGGCATCATGTGACACTCGTCAAAGAACACGGTCACCTCTTGGTCAACCACCTTGGGAATAAGGAACTCGTTGACGAACTTTGCCAAGCCCTTGAACTCAGAGCAGTTGACAGTACGCAAAACCTTGGCCTTGCCCTCGTTCTCGCGAGAGGCGAGCAAGCGACTCATCGCCGTAGCGACATGAGTCTTACCTGCACCCTTGGGCGCAGAAAAGAACAGATGAGGAATGCGACTGTTCGCTTTGTAATTTTTGGCGTAAAAAGCGAGCTTGCGCTTCACTTTGCTTTGGCCAACAACATTCGGGAATAACTTGTTTGTGTCCATGTTCTGAGTATTATCTTTTTCTGGAATAAGGTCAACGACTAAAAGTCGATTGCATCCATTTCTTTTTCATTAATATTAATGGGCTTCGACATGCTTTCTGCCGTGCCTTGTTTCATCGATAGCTTACGTGCTGTGCCAGCGTCAGCGAGACCCAAAGCTTCTGCCCACTTGCGCGATACAATAATCTCTGCGTTAGGCATAACCACTTCTGCCACCTTACATAAAGGGATAGCAATAAAACTCGTAGCACCCTTCTTCTTTCCTGAATTCTTGTTTCCTGCCATAAATCTATTAGGCATTATTTTTGGAATAAGGTCAAATAAAAAAATGGAATTAATTGAAAAAGAAAAACCCCACCAGCTTGTATGAGCAACTAGCCAGCGGGGTCTCGAGACATACAAAGAACAAGAAGACAGATGAACGACTTTTCGAACTTAGTACTGATACAGTACTACATTATTTTTTATTCTATGTCAATGGTTTTAGATTTTTTGTTTTCTATATTTATAGTAAGTAAACCATCTTCGTATTTAGCTTTAATAGAATCTGTATCCACGTTACTGCGGAGGCGAACTGTGTGGTTGTACTTTAAACTCTTATCAAGTTCCGACTCGGCTTTTATCTTTAATAGATTCCCGTGTATTTGGATTCGTATTTCATTTTTTTTAATGCCCGCGAGATTCAACTTCACTTCGTTGGGGTTATCATCAATTTCATAATGAAATAAAGAATGAGTATATTCATCATCCATAAAATTTTTAATTCTGTTATTGATATAATTAGTCATATGCATAAGTACTACGAGCAGATGGTATGCCATAGCTTATTTGGGCCAAAATCTACATTTGGCTAAATTATTTGGGAATTTTCAGACGTTTGGCTAAATTATTTGGCCGAAAAACGACATTTGGCAAAACTATGTGTCACAAGTAGGTGAGACACTATTTCTCTAAATACTTTTTTAGATTCTCTTTTACTTTGGCTTTGATCTTCTCCAAGTCATACGCCTCGGACTCTGCTTTCTTTGCAACCTCATGAGCAAAGCTTTTTGCACGTCGCCCAAGAGGGTCTTCTATGATTAACTGCTGAGAAGTCGGGGGCAGCTTAGACCAAAGTTCGTCGTAATGTTTTTTGTAAAGCGCGGTCATCAACTCGATTGACTTCTTATTGTCTGATTTAGATTTCTTTTCTGTAGTCATTTGCATACTCCTTTTGTATTTAATTTTTGGAATAAGGTCAAGCCATAACTTTTATTTATTAAAATATAAAAAAATGAAAATTGATTTAAATTAATGAAAGGGCCGTTTATTGTTTTAAAAGCATTTAAATTAATTAAAAATGATTTAAAATAATTAAAAAAAATGGGCGCATAAAACGCCCGCTTTCTTCTGTGTTTATTTGGCTTTATTTCGTTTGTTTGGCAAAGTATTTTGTTGCGTCTGTAGACCAGTCGCCTTTGCCATAACGGTTTAAAAATCTGTAAAGCTTGACCGAACATATTGATTTTTTGATATAATTTTTATTTTTCTTTTTTATTAAGTCCTCCCCCAGCATTTGGCTGAGTTCCTCGGTTGTTGCCGTGTGATTCGGCAGAGGAATTTCTTTATTTAGCTTATTAGCTTTCATATCTATACACTTGAACTGGTTTGTACTGAACTGGTTTGTGAACCCGAACATAGACTGTGGTTCCGGTTGTAGTTTGTGGTCTTGGTTTCTCAGTTAAGGTTCCTTGGTTAGGGTTTTTTAATATATTTTGTTTTATTTAAATGTAAAAGAATTTATTTACATTATTATTTGCATAAATAAAAGAAAGGCACTACCCAACACTTAATTCTAAACCCTATTATCCTTTGTTTATTTATATGTATATGGCTTATATAGCTTTGTGTTCCGAACGGAACGCGGTAGTACGTTTCGTATCGTAAAAACAGGGGTTTCCTATTTGAGGTGGTCTTTCACGGAGCAAAGCCCAGAGTAGACCCAGTACCAAACAACTGCTGCGAAAATTATAAAAGGAATATCACTCATGTTATATATTATTAGGTTTGTTTTTAGTTCTATTTATATATGAAATAGGATAGTTATTGTTGTTCCTTATTATTTATGGAATAAAGTCCCCATTTACTCATATCTCCATTAAAACGCCATGCAATACTGCCGATTGGTTCCCCGTGACGTGGCAAGAAGTTCTCGTTCATATACGCCGTTGCTTCTTGGTATGCATGGTGATAGTCCTGCCATGTAAGAGCATCGGGGCCAGCACCCATTCTCTGAGACCAGAATTCGTTGTGAGTTATTAATCGGCCATCCCAACCGTGTTCTTGGGCAAAAAGCTGAATGTCATCTCCAAAGGCTAGATTATTTCCACAATCAATATAATCTCCCAAATCTTCAAAGCTGTAAGATTCCTTTTTCATGCCCTGTAATCGTTGAGGTATATCGTAGGGGTAGTTTCGTCTGAAACGTCCTTAGAATCGTTTCTGGGGGCATTATCGTCCTGTTCCGTAGGGGACTCTGGTTCTGAGGTACAGCCACCTAAAACGAACATCATTAGCATCAGTTTTCTCATATTAAATAAACTTCAATTCTTTGTTTTTATTGTATAAGGTACGGGCAAAATCTTCTATCGGAATTTTAGTTCCATCTATCTTGTATAATAGTTCTATTTCTTCATCTTTTTCTATGCACCAGTCTGTAAATTGTTCTACGTCGATGCGAAGTAATTCTTCTAACTCTTTTTTCTCATCAAATAAAGCCTTTACTGGAGTTTTAAGCGTACCCGCAATCTTGTTGAGTTCGTACTGGTCTGGTTGATAGGAATGTTCTCCCCACTCATATTTTCCAGTATCTTCATTAAACTTGTAGCCGTTTTGCATTACTTGCCTCCCTTTTTCCAGAAATCTCTCTGTTCGACACGCATTGCGTTTACTTCAACCTTGGTGTTGTATTCTTTCAATACTTTGTGAGCGTCATTCAAGGTTTTGCAGTATGCGATATGCCTCCAATGGCCAGACCCAGCCCTTTGTTGTACTACCCAGAATTTCATTTATTTTAATTAATTTAAATGGTTTTCTCTAGTCGCATTCTTTCAGCGGAGGTAAGTCGTCCATCTTACCTAAATCTTCAAGAACTTCCCATCCAAGTTCAACCAATCGGTTCTGGATGTGCTTTTCGTTGTTGTGGAGCCATTCGTGAGCTTCGTCGTCCGTTAGGTCGAAAAGCATTTGCAGGTCTGAGGTAGTCCACCGGACTGCACCGTAATATTGTTTATCTAACATCATTATACTAGCCCTTCCTGTTCTTCCCATTTCAAAGCGTGTGCTTCGTATTGTTTTAGTTTATCTAGCACTTCTTGGTCGTTAAAGCCTTTGTCCCATGCGTCTGCACCAAAAGCTAGTTCCCATACCTCCTCAACAAAATCTCTGTCGAGAACCACTTCGTGTTTGCTTAATGTAATTGTTTTATCCTCTTCCATTTCTTTGTATTCTCCGTTAGGTTTTACTTGCTTCAACATAATTATCCTCCGTATATTAATACTCTCATTTCTTTTGCTACGTTGACTATAACAAACCAATCAACACTAATTAATAACATTTCTACTGCCGTTTTCATTTAACCCTCCTTATTGCCAAGGCATTTTGTCGCCATCAATAATCATATCGAGACCAAGTTGAACGTCTACTTTCTTGCCATCCCAAGAGCATTCTTCGTACCTAGAATCATAACTGTCTTTAATGGCTTCTGCCTGAGACTCGTATGGCCCTTGCATTGGGAACCATTCGCCATCGGGCGTTTGACCATAGATAAAGAACAACTCTTCTTCGGGGTGAGTTCCAGCTTGGAACTTGCGTTTCTGTATCTCGTATACCATGTCTCTAGTATTGATAATTTCTGGAATAAGTACAAGAACTATTTTGGGTTTTTAATAATTTTCATTGGCCCGTGGTCTGTTTCGTAAGATTTAATGAAGTCTTGAGCTTCTTTTTCTGTACGCGCATTTATCAGATGATGAGTTCCGTTATCGTCTGACGTTAAGTGAACTTGGTATTCGTAAGTCATGCAGCCAGTACTCATAACAAGTAAAGATAGTAATATTGTTTTCATTTTGTTAGTTGTGGTCTTTCTCGTTCGATTAATTCTATGATGTCTAAACATCTGTCGAAAATCTGTTCTTTGGTGAGTTCCTTTTCCCCTCCGTTGGTAAAGCTTTCTTGGCTGGGACAGCGTTCGTATATCGCCTTTATGATTTCGTAGTTTCTCATTTTTTTTTTATTTATTTAAATGGATTAGTCTTTCATTAATCTCTCTAGTATCTTATCTCGTTTATTTCTAGCTTCTTCAACATCGCGAGTTTTCAGGCTTTTCCTGAATCTCTCAGCAGTCTTGTCCTCTTTATGGATAATAAAGTGAATGTACCAAGTGCCGTTATTGTTCCACATATGATGATTGGGGTTTGATTCGTCAATCCGAGCAGATAGTTTAAAGTTCTTTTTACTCATTAAGATTATCCTTGGTAATCATTATCTCCAGCATCTCCTTCGTTGTATTGGTCGTCTACGGTTCCGTCTTTCCCGATTTGTAATCCTTGTATGTGTTCTATTTCTTGTGCGTCTAGTAACTCATCTCGTCTTTGCCATTCTGTTTGTATAAAGTCAATCATTTCTTGGTGGACTCTACCCGCAAGCAATTCACGGTATACATGGTCTAATATTTCGCGGTCAGTCATAATTTAATTCTCCAATACTTACTTCTGGGTTTAGGAGAGGACAACAATTTTAATCTGCGGTTTGGACTGACCAACTTTCTTTTCTAGTTTGGTAAGACCCTTGCGATACTGTTCTTTGTTCATCCATGTGAAATGTGTAATCTCGGTCGGAATTTTTGATTTTGAATTGTTCTTCATAATTTAATCCTTTAATGTTTGTCTAAATCCCAATCATCTAGCGCAACTTGAACGGCCATATCCATTGGGTCTGTTGGGTAGGTTCTGATATGCGTTGCTAAACTCCATGCAAACTCTGCTTCTAATCCCCAAGGCTTCGCTTTCTCAAGCCCTTGAGCAATGAGTTGAATGTCGTGTGGTCGTGGGTTATTCGGGTCAGTTTTCATCGTTGTATTTATTTTAATTAATTTTAATCTTTTTCGTTGAGAGCTTTTACATTAAAGCGTTCTCCAAAAAGAATCTTTGCTTTGATTAAGATTTTTCTAATTACTCTTTCGTAAGGCTTTTCTTTGAGAGAATTTGACCGAGCTACTGATACCTCTTCGTGAACTTCAATGTCATTTGGGTATTGTCCCTCCTCAATCTTAATGTCGCCCCAAGGATGCGAGCGATTTTGATTAAAAGTAAAATCACATCCGCAATATCCATCTGGGCCAAGAGCATTAAATCTTATGAAACCAGATGGAGCCATGCAGCTAGAGGGGTCAGTATAATCTTTACGCAAATACGGCGCGGTCAAGTCGTCTCCTTTATGCCCCCAAGTCCATGCAAACTCTGCACCATTTTTTTTCTCCTCCTCAATGCAAGCATCAGCGTAATCAATTAAAATATTCCACTCTTTGCTAGGCAGAACATTTACTCTACTCCATTTATGTTTGAAAGGCATGATTAAAGATTAGTTATTTTCTGGAATAAGTGCAAGCACTTTTTACAACGCTGCGAAAGCTTCAATGGCATCATCCTTGGACTTGAGTTCGATGTCGTAATCGACAGCGAAAGAGTATCCTCCGTCTTTTGGTAACCCAGTAGGCATATCAGCATGACTGCGAGGGTTATTTTTGTCTGGATGAGATTCTGAGTAGTGGAATAGTGGTTTGAAGTAACCGTTCTCCTGCCATGTATTATAGCATAAGCGATAGGCTTCATCCTCTGTGAGGCCATCGGGTAAGCATTTGTGGTGTAGGTTGTCGTAAGTAATGGGCAATTTGAGGAAACACTCGGCAAGTAATGCTGGAGTCCAAATGCCCTTGTCCTCGTTTTCTACAACAAGGCGAGAGCGAACAGATTGATTGCACTCGCGGAGATTAAGCATAAAACGGTCAGCGATTTCTTGTGGTTCGCCTTTGGTATTGTTGACATGAATATTGATGGGGGAACGGTAATCACTATACGCGCCGAGCATATCCATGAACCAACCGTGATGATTTAATTCTTTTATGGTTTTAGCGACATTGTGTTTACCCTCACTTGCAAGAACATTGAACTGGTCAGGATGACAAGAAACACGAATGCTATTGTACTTGATGATAGAAGCGCAATCTGCAAGCGCAGCCTGTATGTCAATCCAATCTGGGTATTCTTCTATTTTAAGTTCTGCTACGTCATATGTGAGTAGCGGGAAAAGGTTAGAGCTAACACGATAGCCCCAGCGTTTTGCAGCGCACCGCTGTAGAATTTTATAAGTAACACGAATATTATTGAGCGTTCGCGCCGAGACTGTAGCGACTGCTTCTTCGCGGTCAAGCTGAGAAAAGCGATGCCAAGTCATGGTCTGAAATTTGTGACCTTCCTTCGCGAGGGAATTCGATATGCAACAAAGACTGTAACTCATGTGATTAAGAGTATTAAAAAATTCTGGAATAACTGCAAGTAGAAAAGATTTATTTTAATTAATTTAAATGGTTCTCATCTTCTTGTTCATCGTCTAGGTCTAGCGTCCAACATAAAATTATTAACGCTGCTATGATTGCCGTTGCATTTATTATTTCAAACATTATTAATCCTCCTCCTTTTTTACTAACTCGATACCCATGTCGAGCAGTACTTCATTCCAAATTAGCTTTTGAGCTTCCATGATTTCATCGGCAATCTCCTCTCTCGCAAAATCAGAAAGTAAATCTGTTTTCTTTAATGCGTGAGATTGTAATACCATCATTATGATTTCTTTTTCTTTAGTCATTTTAATTCTCCATTACATTGTTGTAATAATCTTCCATCTGAGATAAAGCAGCTAGGGTTTCTTCATCTTGGCCGTAATCATGTGCGTGACGGTCATGTGCGTGACGATTCGCAACCTTCAACACAATATCCAGTGCTTCTTTGTTACTCATTTAGTCCTCCCTAATGTTTTCGTCATAGTCGAGATAGGCTAAGAAAAGGAAGCGTTCAACAGTTTCAATCGCCTCTCGTTCACGTTTGACTTCCGCTTCGGGCCATTCATATCCCATCATATCACGGTCTTTTGCCATTTTTAATACAATACTAAATGCTTGTTTGTTACTCATAATTTACTCCTTGAAGCTGCCGTAAGGTAGTTCTTTAAGTGCTTCGATTTTATTTTCGTACTCTTTAATCTGAAAGGCTTTGTGTGCCTCGTTCAGTTCTGCTTTACTATCAAATTCTTTATAAAGGTAAATCGTTTCCAGACGCAAGTCGGATTGAGTGAGACCTTTAGCCTTGATAATCTCTAAAGGACTAGTGTAATCAGACTTGTGACCTTGGAAAGCGTATGGCAGTTGGTTGGATGGGTCGGTGAGTCGCTTCCACACACTCTCCTCCATGATTCCCTTGGCACTCCACCAGTTGTCGGCTGTACCAAAACCCTGCTGCTTCCATGCGTTAGCCTCCCAGAGCATGTATTTATCTTCATAATTCCTAAAAGGGTTAAATGCATAATCGCCTCTACTGTCGTCAAAGTAGTAACCGTTTCCGTCGAAATCATAACGTGGACTGAACCAGTCGTTAGAATTAAAATCACAATCCTCGGTAAGGCCAAGGTATGCGCCGTACCACTCTTCTTTGTTTCGTGATGGGCCAAGACGATTCCAAGTAATATCAAGACCATCGTGATAGACGTATCCCTCAAAGGATACAACTAACTCACCTAGCCTCATGCAGAGCAACTCGGATTCATCTATACGAAAGTGATTCGAGTTGGAGATATATTTTCGGGTTTTCTCTGTGTCAGCTATCATGATTTAGAGTATTAATAATTTCTGGATTAAGTACAAGGAAAATTTTTTAGTCCTCGTTTTTTATGGAGACTTCTTCAGATTCGGCACGACTCAAAGTATCGCCCATGCCGTAATCATTCCAACATTGTTTGAACTCTTCGTCAGTTATTTTACCAAAGTGGCTATACATGGTTGTTTTGACGAAATTGAATAACTCATCCTGAGTCATAGATTTTGCAACAGTTTCTGCAAGAAGCAGTCGGCTGTAGATATTGTTATCGTAATATTGGTTTTCCATGATTATTTATCCTCTGGGTTGATGTCCCAATCCATTAAAGCAGCTTCGACGCACTCTTTTACATCCCAAGTCTTATTCCATTCGTGGTATCTAATAAGACTATAAACAAACTCAGGCTGCTTATCGTTTTTGAGCGCGATTGATAAACCTCTATCTAATGCACCCAACTCTCGGAATGCTTGGTTGATATCGCTGCTAATACGCTTTGCAGGAGAAGGCGGGTATCCGCCGTCCTTGCATTCCTTGCGTTGGTACTTAAAGTTTTCGAAGCTTGTTGACATAACTCAACAATGCATAATTTCTGGAATAAGTGCAAGGACTTTTTTCTAAAAAAACGAAACCGAAAAACCATTAAAATAAATGGTTACTTACCTCCACTCTTCTTTTTCTTCTTACTAGCTTTACTTACTTTCTTGGGAGGCAATTGTTTAGATGGCTTTTCGCCGTATTTCTTGCACATCTCCTCCCACCAGTCACCATCGTTTGATTTCACGGGGTTATACATATTTATTTAGTGGGTTCTACTAACTTGCCTTTTCTTGTTACAAGTTTAGCTACTTTGCGCTGACCCTCTGGTGTACCACCTTTGACTTTATGAGCTTCAATCCATATGTCTTTTTTACCAGTACGCCAATTTGTGCGCCAATGCCCTGTGCGTTCATGACCTGAGACTTCCCTTCCTGTCTTATTGTCAGAGCGAACCACCTTGGGTTTATTCAGGTAAGTAATAGCAGGTAATATCGAAACATTTACTTCTGGCCGAACAACCTTGCGAGTACCCAAGCCAATTAAGTCCTCTGAACTTTTGACCTGAGCGATAGAGCTTATGGTTGAGCTTTCCCTAACCTCTCTCAACGTCGAGTAGTGAACGTAGTTTAAAGAGTTCATGATGGTTCTTGCGATTCCACTCATAGTCCAAGGCATCGCCCACTGACGCGCATGAAGATGCCCAGCAGATTCTTCATAACCTAGAACGCAACCAATATTTAAATTCATATCGTCAGAAATAGATTCCTTGTTGCATTCAACCTGAAGGTAACTCAAATCTTTGAGCATTTGGTCACACGTTATCACAAAGCACTGAGTCGAATAGATTACGCTTCCTTTGCCAGATTTAGGTTTAAAACTTACCGGACATGATATAGTTAGTATGTAATCAAGTGGGTAGTATCCATTTGCCCCTGCAAGTTGCTTTACCCTTTTAAAGAAATCCACGGGGATACCGTCTTTGTCTACAACTGACGAGCGTCCACCTTTCACAAGCTTTCTAGCTATTTCTGTATCAAAATAGTTAATCAAAATAGGAGGGTCGTCTACGCTAGTTCTGTCAATGAGTATGCTTTTACTCTTAGTGTATTTAAATATTTCCGAGATTGGCCTGAAGTTAAAATCTTTAGGAGTGTCATCTTCTGGAGATTCAAGTTCTTCTTGCTTCTCTATTTGCTTGTCACGCAACCAATCATCCACCTCCTTGGGGATTATATATTTCCAACCCATCTGCGCGTATTGATTTTGAGAGATAATCGCAAAAGGTGTTTGAGGGACTTTATCAAAAACGCTAGGAAGAAGATTTGACGCCTCATCCCAGTCAGGCATTTCGGGGACATCCCACCAAGGATTATCAGCCGAAGTGCAAACGTGATTATAGTAACTATTAATATGCTTTTTTGAACCTAACTTTTCTCTATAACAAATTCTGTTATCCCACCAAAAGTTAAACTCATTCAAAGGCGTTAATTCATCTACGCCAAATTCATCTTCATTTTTGGGCGAGGAATGGTTAGGAACTTTCATTCTGATATCCATTTTTCCCCAAGGAGCGTCAACACCACTGTTAAGAGATGATGTACATTCGTTGCCAACGGCGCGAAAGCTTTCCGCACCCAGCAAATCCTGCGGACTTAATTGACCGCTTGCGCCTGACCTTACTATCTTTGTTCCTTTCGGAAGCTTTGACATCATTTTATCCGCAGCCTTATCTGGATTCTTACCTGCATCTTCCAAGGCTTCCCTCAAAATATCACCAATTTCTTTATTGGATGGTCGAGGCTGGCCTTGTGGAAAATCAAAAGAAAAATTATCGGTCTGCTTCATACATTGTATATTTCCAGAATTCTGATTTTGGGTCAATACTTTTTCCAGTTGACTTATTCCAAAAAATAAAATACATTTAACGAATGCAAGAAATGAAAAAGAGGCTGGATGAGTTACAAGAGGTAATCAATCAATACAGTCGTGATTTTGTATCATCTAAAGAAGCGGAATCGGTAACGGATACCTTCTACAAACTTAAGAAAGAAACTGCTCGAAACGAAACCGGAGACTTTGAGTTCCAGCAGAATGAAGGAGGAGACCCTTATCCTGTAAAAGTAGCAGCAAATGGTTCTGCTTACGTCTATGCTTTTGACGCGATTAACTACGGAAGAAAAGGTAATAACTTTTGGGTCGAAGTAATGCAAGGTGATATGGATGGGGATTGGGAAAGCGTTTATTATCTGGATGATTTCGAAGTGAAAAAAATGGTAAAAGAAGAGAAAGAGGAGAATCGTGCTATCCCAGTAGGGGTTGCTGAATTAAATTTTTATTTAAGTACAAACTCATGGTTTCAATGCTGGATGGATTATTATATGGACATGGCAGAACTCAGTATTGAATCTGGCGAAATAGTAGACAAACTTCCTCCTCCTTACTGGGTAAACGTAGGCGGGAAAGAAGTGGGCAAGGACTCGGTTGAAAGTTGGGTAAAATACTGCCTAGACTCTGTAGAAGATAATATGAAGTACCTCAAGATGGGAGAACTACGGGTATAAGCTTGCTAAACAATTTAGTTTAGAATAAAATTTGGTGTTGAAAATACACCTTAAACATCTAGAAGTCACAGATGCTGAGTTTGTACTAAATATAAGAAACGATCCGAGTACGCGATCTTTTCTTCATAACGACAAAACCTTTACCATAGATGAGTACGAAAAGTGGTATCGGAAAGATAGACCTTCTTGGTTTAAAATTGTAGTAGAAACTGGTGCTCCTTCAGTTCGCGGAATACCTGTAGGTTATATTCGCACAGACAAAGACACCGGAACTTCCATAGAAGTAGGTATGGATATACATCCAACCCACAGGGGATACGGCTACGCGAAAGCTGCGTACCTTGAACTATTTAAATATTTGAAAAAAGATGGTTATTCCACTGCTACTTTAAGAGTATTGAGGAAAAACATGGTGGCTTTAAAGTGCTACTACGAACTTGGGTTCAACGTAGATGACGAAACTGAAACAGACTTGGGAATGTCCTTAGATTTAAGTTTAATAAACGTACCTGAAGTTCCTGAAGTAAAGCACAGAGATGGTAATCCAGATTTAAAAATACAGATATTATTTTTCTATTATGATAGACCGCAAATGTCTCAAAAATTTGCACTGAAAAGCGTTTTCACTTCGACTTATAAAAATTGGGAGTTATGCATTGTAGATGATAGCACGAATCAAGACGTAGAAAATGTTCTGTCTGATTATTTCGAATCTTACCCCGAACATCGGCAAATGGAATCTCAAGTAAAGATTATAAAAACAAATGACTCCGAAGAAGAAAAAAGAAAAAGGGGTAATTCTATATTTGGAAAGTTCGCCACTGAAGCCGTTAATCAAACTGATTCAGATATAACGTTTATGCTTTGTGACGATGATGCGATTCTTTTTGATTATTTATTTAAATTAAATAAGTTCTACAAAGAACACAGAAACTGCATATATTCATATTGTCATCTGATAACATACGATCCAAGTCAGACGGAGAGGCTTGAGGATATAAAATCTTCTAGCGACGAAGAACACGCTAATCGACTCAATAAAAAAGGCATAGTCAATAACGGGTTCAATAATTTAGACTCTTCTCAAGTATCTTGGAGGACATTTAATTTCACGCAATCTAAAATTCAGTTTAAATGGCCTCTAACTAAATCATTAGATGCTTACCTTTATGAAGATATGAAGAACGCATGGGGAGGATGTATGCATAATCATATGGTAGGACAGTACAAAGCTTGGTTTGATGATCAACTGGGAAATAGAGCGGGATTTGGAATAGAAATTAACCCAGACACAGTATGGAAAGTTAAAAATATATGATTCCTTTATTTAAAGTATTTATGTCAAGTACAGCCCAACAAGAAGTTGGCAAAGTTTTAGAAAGCGGATTCATCGGTCAGGGGCCGAAAGTAGAAGAATTCGAAACTGAACTTAAATCTTATCTTAGCAACGATTACATTTGCACTACTAATGCTGCTACTTCGGCTGAACATCTCGCACTTCACTTGATGAAAAAAGATTTCATAAGTGAGGGTGATGAAGTTCTAACTACTCCGTTGACTTGTACAGCCACAAACTGGCCTATACTTGCTAATGGTTTAAATATAAAATGGGTAGATGTCGATTACTTTAATTTAAATATGGATTTAGACGACTTAGAGAGAAAAATCTCTCCTTCGACTAAGGTTATATTTATAGTCCACTGGGGAGGATACCCCGTAGATTTAGATAGAATTAAAAACATAGTAGATAAAACAGAGCAAATGTACGGCTTTAGACCTTTGGTTATTGAAGATTGCGCCCACGCGATTGGAAGTACCTTTAATGGCCGAAGGATAGGTAATAGTGGAAATTTTTGTACGTTTAGCTTCCAAGCCATCAAACATTTAACTACTGGCGATGGCGGATTACTTGTATGTCCGACTAACGAATTTCATAGACGCGCCAAGTTGTTGAGGTGGTACGGAATAGATAGAGATACAAATAAAAAAGATTTTAGGTGTGAAGCAGATATACCCGAATGGGGATTCAAGTTTCATATGAACGATATCGCTGCTGCTATAGGTATAGAAAATTTAAAACACCTTGACGCCAATCTTGCTACTCATAAAAGCAACGCGCATTATTACGATCAAGAACTGGAAGGTGTTGAAGGCGTGAGGTTGACCGAAAGAGATGAAAGAATGGATTCAAGCTTTTGGATTTACAGTTTATTTGTAGAAAGAAAAGACGACTTCATGGCTTATATGAAAGAGTGCGAAATCATGGTGAGTCAAGTTCATGAGAGGAATGATATTCACTCTTGCGTAAATCAATTTAATAGTCACCTTCCAACTCTAGACAAAATAACACCCGAACTTATTTCTATTCCAGTAGGTTGGTGGGTCACGAAAGAGCAAAGAGAATACATTACCGACTGTATTAAGAAGGGTTGGTAGTTATGATTTCACAAGATTTATATTTTTTCGATTGCTTTGGAATGCTTATAAAAAGAAATGCATTTTCTAAAGAAAGAATTGATTTAGCTAATTCCGTTATAGATAACGCCAAAGAGAAAAGAAAAGATGGTGGATATAAAATATTAGACGTGTTTGAAAGTCATGAAGTATTCATAGACTTCTTCGTTGATGAAAAAATAACAAGTATAGCGCGAGAATGTTTAGGCAAAAACTTTAGATTAGATCATGGATTTATAGTAGAGCAGGAAGCTTCAACAGACCCGTTCAATCATTTGCATGGAAAATCATTTGGCAAAGACGCTATACATTATTATTTAACGCAAGGAACTGAAAGTTTAGATTCTCCGTGCTGGACGAGAACGGGACAGCTATCAGTTGGAATAATATTGAAAGGCCAAGAACCTTCTACGGGCGGACTTGGCTACATAAGAGGGTCGCATAAAAGCTCTTATTTTGCGAGAGGTCAAGATGTACTACAGTCTTTTTTAAAGGAAGATTCCAACTTCTTCGATAAGGTAACTATACCAAAATTAAATGCAGGAGATGTAATAATATTTCCAGAGAACCTTTGCCACGGTCAATCTAAAATGAAAGCTGGTGCTCCCATGAGGCGGGTAGCTTACGGAATGTTATTTCCATCTTACGCTAAATTTGCAAAGTGGGACAAATCATTAGAGAAACTGAGAAAGTTCTCCAAGTCAGAGACGCACAAACAATTGCTTACTGATGCATACCTTGTTGGAGACTTAGACTCACAAAACAACAGCATTAAATCGGGAGCCGATGAACACTAACAATCACGATATAGTAGTTGCTAGAGTGCTTGGTAATTATACCCCGCCGAAATCTTCTCGCATCTCTCGATTAACTGAATTGAGTTACATACTCGAAAAGGAAAAGGAGATAAATTTTAAAAGAATTTGGGTTTTAAATCGTATTTTTGATACAGATTACCTAAATGACATAAAATTATTATTGGAGAAGTTCAGGCATGACCATATAGAAATTCCTTTCCTTTATAATGAGTATAAGCCTTTGGGAACTTTCGAGCACAAATTTCATTACTTAACAAATATAAACAACGCAAGAAACGTGGCTATAAAAGAGGGCTTGTCGAGAGGTAAATATTTATTTTGTTTAGACGGAGATTGTTTTTTTACATCAAAATTATTTGACGATATATGCAAAGGCTTAACCTCTGACGAAGGTGATTTTAATTACTATGCATTAATGGCCAAAAGAGTTCCTGTGGAAAACGGGAAACCAGATTTTGATAAACTCATAGATTCTGAGCCAATGTTGGCATTCACAAAGGCATCAAAGGAAAAATTTGATGAGAGTATACCTTTCGGACAAAACGATAAAAATGATCTATGTTGGAGACTAGGTTTTAACAAAGATAAAATGATAAATCTTATTTATGATCCTAATACGAGCGGTAACTTATGTAAGACGATAGGAGACATTTATCACATAAGCTTTTCAGACCCTGAAATAGAAACTAATCATGACCTACGTAAAAGTATTAGGAAAAAATCTAAAGAAGATATAATACAAATAGTTAAAGAACGTTACGAAGGTGATGATCAGCCATAAACACAAATTTATCTTTATTCATCAAAGAAAGTGTGGGCAAACTTCCATACTTAACGCATTGTCTATGCATGATATTCCCAATACTGCTTTTATCGATGGAGTCGATAGCCCAGAATTCAAAGATGAAGATTTAATTAAATATTCTGATTATTTAATATTCGTAGTATCAAGAAATCCGTGGGACAAATTTGTAAGCGCGTGGAAATATTTACAAAAACCCCTTCCTAAAGTTATCGAAAGTACTTTGATTAAAGGTCTATCATTGAAAGAAACAGCTTTGAATTTGCCACAATATCAAACTGGCCCTGCGGGTCATGATTACAGACATATAACACGTAATCAAGTTGATATACTAATTGATAAATCTGGAAAATTTATCGCTGATGTAGTTATAAAATTTGAAAAACTCCAAGAAGGCTTTAATGTTGTTTGTGATAAGATAGGAATCCCAAGACAACAACTCCCGCATCATAACAGAACGGAGCACAAGCACTACACCGAATACTACGACGAAGAAACAAAGCAGATTATTGCAGAGAAATACGCAAAGGATATTGAGTATTTTGGCTACAAATTTGGAGAGTAGTGAGGTTTAGTTTTAATATAAATATGAAACGTGAAGTATATGGATCACTAAACGAAAATACAAAAGTACTATACATTGTAAATCATAAAGCAGGAAATACTTCTATTGGAAAAAAATTGCAAAAACATGGGTATACAAATAGAGAGTTAATTGAAGTCGATCTTTCTGATTTAAATTATATTTTTACTTTTGTTAGAAACCCTTATTCAAGGTTAGTTTCAAGATACACCCACTTATGCAGAAGAATTTTAGAATTAAACAATGGAGCCTGTTACAGGAACATTCCACAAGATCAAAATATCCGTGACTTTTTTAACGAAAAGAATCCCGATATAAATAAATTTAATTTTAAAGATTTTGTAAATTTTACTCAAAAAAACTTTGACGACCACTGGGAATCACAAATTGATAAATTTGAGAGACAAGTAATTAGCTTAGACAATATAGATTTTATAGGCAGATTCGAAAACTTCCAAGAAGACTTTAATGTTGTTTGCGATAAAGCTGGAATTTTACAAAAGCAACTTCCGCACTTAAACAAATCAAAGCGCAAACACTATACCGAATATTACGATAATGAAACAAAACAAATCGTTACGAAAAAATATGCGCGAGACATTGAGTATTTCGGGTACAAATTTGAAGGTTGATATGAAAAATAAAATTTATAAACTAATTACTTTGTGTTCGTGCGAAGCGCGTGAATAATCGTAAAACTCTTGCTTTGTATGAATGTTTCTGTACCAGTGGTAAGAGTATACTCCTCTCATTAAATAAAGAGACTCGCCGTATTCTAACACGTCTTTATGAATCCTATTGTCTACCCCGAAGAAGCGAGTGTTTAGATCGCTTCCTTGTCTCCAAAAAGATTTAAATTTGTTTATTTTTTTCCAAAGAGATTTCCTTATTAAAAAACAAGTGCCTGAAAAATAGCTTAGGTCTCCGCTAGAAGTTTTTCGTTCTTTCAGGAAAGGCTCATCTATTTTAATTAAACTAGTTTTATTTTTTTTCCATAAAGATTTACCGACATCTCTATGAAATTTCATATCATTACTTTCTACTATATCTTTTCGGGATACCTTTATTGAACGGCATTCTTGATCATCTGGAATCATCCAAGCTCCCGCGCCATCATAAGCGCACCTGCTAACATAAGAAGAAAAAAAGTTTTTGTCTGAGTGCTTTTCTATAATTTCATAAAGCATTGCTCCGAAGAATGCATTCGCAAACATTGCGTCTCCGTCTACAAAACAAGCAAAGTCACTGTCGTTAGGTATGACCTCCATAAACTTATTGTAAGCCTCCACTATGTTTTGATCTTCTGCCCAAGGTATATTAAAATAAATCAAATTTAATCCTTCCTATGTCCGAAGCTTCATGACTTAATATATTAAATATTCTCTGTAAGCTAACGGTTCTTTCGTAATATGACTCTGAATGATAGCGCAAAGAGTTGAAATGAGATTCTTTTATTTGATTGGCTAAAAGTTGGAGCAATAGTTTCTGGTCGCCCTTGGAAAGCTTGTTCATATATATGAATACACTTATTTGGCCGAAAAATGACATCTGGCAAAAGTCTAGTGAGGTATGTATATGAAATGTCTATTTTTAGCATCTTCCAGACTGTACTCTCTGCCTTCCCTTTGCCCCCATTTTATCCAATGTTTTTCGATTTCTTCTCTTGAGAGATTGTCTCTCGCAATGTCCGCGTTTAGCTTTTCGTACTCTAAATAATGAAAGTCCTTGGGTAATTCTTTGGGGCATTCTTCTTCAATTACGCTAACAATGGGTCGTCTCCAGTAAGATTTATCTATGTATTTAACTTTTAATGGTTTCCCCTGCTTTTCCATCACCCACAAACAATAATTAAAACTAAGTTGATCTCTTAAGCTGTGGTCGCAAATTTGTTTCCACCATAAGTCGCAAAATTCGTTTACTGGATTAGTGTTCTTTCGGACTAGAATTCCTGTTTCTGCTAGGCCGTTATCAAACTTATATCCTCTTTTTTTGTAAATGTCTATTTGACGTTCAATTTTGCCTCGGGTCACATAGTCAGTCTCGTTCCTTAGAATTTGTTCAGCTTCTTCAAGAGCGTTATTTCTTATTCTATGCTTCGGTACGGCTATATCGTAATCTTCAAAATCAATTTCTTTCAGGAGATGATTTGGGTTACAGTTCAGTATAAAACTGCCATCTATCCATATTGTGTTCTTTTGTAGGAAATTTTTGTAGCCTAAAATTTTAACGTGTCTAGCTTTGTGGCGATTGTCATGAGCAGGTATTCCATCGCCATATGTATCGTTGAGCAAAACAAAGGGGGTGTTATTGTTTAGCTTTATATTTGGTCGTTTAGGCTCCTCGTAATTACCTATTATAGCTGAATATACGAGAGTGCTATGATGTTTATTCGTAGATGCATCGCTCACACGAATTTTATTTTTCATGTGATAAATTCTATTCTCGAATTGCCCTTTTTCTATCCAATGCTTTACAGCCTGAAACCTGTCGAGGTGCTGGATATCAGGGTTTAGAGACAAGTATTCAAGCCAGTGAAACCCCACTGGAGTGCTTGTTTCTTTTTGGGGAGTTTTTTTCATTAGAAATGTTTCAATTTTCCATCTATAAATGAAGTTATTTCTTTTTCGTTACCGCTCACAAGATTTAAATTAAAAATTTCATCTATTTTATTTAGTTCAAGCACTGGGTTTGCTACTAAAGATTGATAGTTAAGCGTGGTAAATTTAAAAGGTATGCGCTCAGAAGCGCAGCTTCCTAAGAGCTTGTTGAATCTACTTACATGTTTGTAGTGGTGCATAAGACCTAGCTCTCTGTCGTTATGCCAGCCAGTATGACCTCTCCGCCATAGCGACTTTAAAATTGATTCTACATCTCTTTCTATCCATAGAAAGTAAGGGATTATATTGGCTTTCTTTAAGACGTTTACATATACAGGATATAAAAAAAGTATCCTTGGGTCTTTTATGTAGAAAACATTTGAATCAAATTCTTTATTTATTAAGTCTATTATTTGTGAAGCGTATTTATCGTTAAGAAATAAGGATTGGTCTTGTTCTTCTGTAATCTGCCAAGGACTTTTCCAGCTTTGGCCAAAGGATTCTAGTATTTCGTTATGCTTACTTGAGAAAGCGGTGTTTTCAAAGTAACCCTTTGAGTTCCATTGAGTACCTTCGCCTTTGAAAGGATGCTTGCTCTTTCCGTAGTCTATCCCGCAAATATTTAGACATCCACCAGTGGCAGAAGTGCCAGACCTATGGTTACTTAATATGAAGATACATATATTTTTTTCAGACATTAAGTTAAACCGGGGTTAGGTTTTATTATGATGCAAAGCGAAAATACTCCGCTGCCACTACGATGATGGTCTGTTTTTTTCTCCTCCCAGCTAATATCCTTTATGTCTCCCTTCCATTTTCTAACTTGTTCTTCTAGAATTTCTGGCTCTGGGTAAAAACTCTTATCTCCCCCTACGATTATTGTCCCGTTCCAGTTCTCGTTTGAATGAATTTTGTTAATTAAAAATTCGTTAACTTTAGCTCCTTCGTCTGGCCAAAAATAATACACTTCGGCTTCTGGTAGGTCGTCTTTAAAATAATCCCCGTAGACAACGTTTAACCCTTTTTCTTCCGCTACTGAACCGCGAGCTTTATCAAATTCGAAGCCAATAACCTCTTTGGCGTATTTGCTCATAAATACCATAGTGTCTCCTTCGGCGCAGCCGAGATCGCAAACTACTTTGCCTTGTATGAATTCTGACATACCATCAATTACAGCTTTTGGTGTGCGGTCAGGCACTTCTCTGGAGGGTACATATAGTTCTATATTTATTTCGTTCATTTTAAGTCTCTAAAGTTAATTGTATTTAAATTGTTATCAACGATATATTTGATTATATTTTCAAAATCCTCTAGAAGATTCTTCTTCTTTAAACCATGAAAAGCAAAAATAGCCTTAGCATCCTCTGGCATCCGCTCGATATCTTCGACAAAATACTCATAGCCGTACAGACAATTCAGTATGCCTGTGCAGCGAGTAAGTAAAGGTGTTTTCGGGTCGTAATAATTCGGCTTAGGTTTTGGCTCCATGACAGGTGGGTGATTAAGTCTCCAGTCAGCCCAAATATCTTCTTTATAAATATAACCTGTTCTGGCGTGAGTTATACCGCAAGAACTAAGGACTTCTGCGACAAAATCATTTGTATCGTAAGCTGGGTAGCAGAAAGTAGTAGCAGGGTGAACTCCATTCATGAGAAAGATTCTGTCTACATCTTTTAGTTCGTTTATTATTTGATCTTTATTTAGCTTCGTGAAGTTGGGATGGCTAAAGCTGTGGTTGCCTAATTCAAGTCCAGCTTCTACAAATTCATGAAGTTTACTAAAATCCATAGCAGATTCCTCCATACCTTTTTTAATAGAGTCGAAATGCCAATGCCAAACATTAGGGTCTCCGGTGATAAAAAAAGTGCCTTTTAATTTATGCTTCTTTAATAATGGTAGAGCAACATCATAGTGAGATTGCACTCCATCATCGAAAGTTAAGCATATTGTTTTCATGCTAAGTTAAAGATACCAGCCTGTTATAGCTACCCGTTTTTTATTCGCCTTTAATGGGGTAACGACATGAGGCAAGCCTTTTCCATTAGGTCTCTCGGATACGTCAAATAAAACTAAAGAGTTGAACGTTGGTGGCTCGAAGCCTTTTATCGTGCAGTAATCTTCTTCCATTGAGTAGAATGCTCCGCCGTCCTCAGGTTTAAAGCCCTCTGATAGATTTAAAACAATAGTGACTCTTCCTTTTTGGAAATCATGGTGGGGGCCGTTCCAGTCACCTTTTTGAAGTCTGCTAGTAAAAAGTTCTCCAGCCCTAAGCTCTTTAAAGTCAGAGACAAACTCTAAAAAATTAAGCATCTCAGGTTGAATTAAAAAACCTTTCCAGTTATCACATTCAGGACAATCGCAGTGTTCCCAGTGGTCACCATAAAAAACTCTTTGGTATATGTAAGAAAAACATCCTCCCGCATCTCTTATCTTAGCTAACTCTTTACGTTTAGCTTCAACCTTTTCTTTGTTCTCTGGGGTGTTTTTAAGGACAGTTGATTGCCATTTATTTTCAGATATTACGCTCGGCTCAGGGAAAAACATCCAAGACCACCAGCTTTCATCGTGAACGTTATTGTAAAAGTTTCTTAATTTTTCTATGTATTCTGGTTTTAAAAAGTCTCTAACTATTACGAATTTATCGTTTTTGATGTACTCATTCTTAATGTGCTGTAAGTCTAAATTGGGGTTAATTCTCGACATGTCAGTTCTTGTTATTTAGTTGAAATCATACAGGGTTTTTGATATTGTTCAAGCGTGAAAGCGGGAATAGTTGCACCCTTTAGTAAGAGGAGAGAAAGATATCTCCCTATCTTCTTAGAGAAAACAAAGAAATATCTAGAAGCCCACCCAAAGTCTCCCAAGTTTTCTAGTTATGAAATTATTTTAGCTGAACAAGTAGACCACGAAACTACATTTAATTTTAATCTAGCTTCAAACGTAGGAATTAGGACTGCGTTTGAAAAACTAGGTTGTGACTACGTGATTTTAGTTGGCATAGACAATATACCCATAGAGAACATAGATTATTCTTGGACGGGACAAAATGAAATATGCTTTCTTATGTATGGTGGATATAAAATTATACCAAGGTCATTTTATGATTCTGGGGGAAATAATGTCTTTATGGGGTGGGGCGCAATGTTTCAAGACATGGAATTCTATGGGAGATTAAATTATCATGGAATTACTTATCAGAAATGGTTCGAAAGACCCGACATAGGAAAATGCAAATACGTAGACCTTTCTGTATCTGGTGTATCCGCTGAGTATGAAACAAAGCTGAAGTGGGATCAAGCTAGGAACTTACCTTTCGAAAGGCTTCCAAAATGCATTCCTTTGACTGACAGAACTACCTTCGGAGATCATGAAATTCATTGCGAAAACTACCCGTTTAACTATTGGTGTAAAGAAATTATAACTGATGCTCATGTTCAATTAGTTCACAACTTAAGCAAAACTGATCCAGAAACGAGAGAAAGATATTACGAAAGAAGTGGATGGAGGTGCATCGACATGAATCAAGTCGAAGGAAGTTATGTAGAAAAAGGAGAGGGGCCAAAAGGTCATCATCATTTTCGATTTCATTCTGTAGGAGTTTATAAATATACTCCCACTATAGTCTTTCCTGTTCCTAACTCAGTTGTTCCTGCGAATCACAAACTTCGGAAGCAGCCTTGGCAATTCGCTAGTAATAAAGTTATTAAAACTGTGTTTACTTGAGGAAATCCATTACGTAATCGTAGTCAATTTTCCAAGACATGAATTCGCATATTTCTTTAGTTGATAGAGCGGAAGAAGCCGATATAACTGATTTTTTGTCTTTTAGAATTCCTACTAGATAAAACTTAGCGTATTTAAGGCCGTCGTAAGTTTCACTCTTCGCAAGCTGAAGAGCACCATTTGAAGTACTTACCGCTATTAGGTGACCGTCTTTAGTTTCTCCAGTCCATTTGTCTGAACCCCATTGATACAAGGAAGTTGGCTCTAGCTCAGCAAACTCCTCGTAAGAGGACATTATGTCGAAGTCAAAAGGTTTTTCTAGTTTAGCCATTAAGAAAAACACTCTCTAGGGTGTTCAATGAAAGGACGAAACTACAGAAATTAATCCTTCGTCTACGAATCTCTCGTAACTCTATTCCCTAGAGAGCGTAATAATATTGTTTAATTTAAATAAAAAATCAAGATGATTTTTTCAAAATGTCCCAGACTACTTCCTTTCCAGACCATTTCCATGTCTTTTCCCATTTTTCTACAACTTTCCCAGAATTATTCCGTTGTATGTATTGAAATATTCCCTCTGTTCCTAAAAGCGTATCAAAATCTTTTATTCCTACCACTGCTTTCCTCCCTCCTTCAACAAGCAATTCCACATGCGTAGCTTTTTTGGGTGGATTGGGTATGGTGATACCATGAATTTCTTTGGTAGCTTTTCTAGGTCTCATTGTTGCCGTATTCAGCTTCGGTTCTCTCAGACCATGCGGTTGCAGCTTGAGCTTGCACTTTTGCTAGATTTGAGTTGAACCATGTCTCGTTTATTTTATTTGGTTCGTTGTTTAGTAGGTTGTAAATTTCTTCTATAAATTCAAAGTAGCCTTCCTCGTAGAAATATTTTTCCATGCATTCAAAGTCTTCCTTTGATGGTGGTTCTATTTGCGCGTTTGAATCTTCTGGCATTAAGATAATTTTAACGTCTTTATTAATTTCGTTCGTTAGCTGGAGCATAGCCTTTGCACTTTTACTTTTGGTTACCCCAAAGATTACATCATGACCTCTCCAACTTGCACGAAGCAATGTCCAAAAGGAGAATTCGCGTACTTCTTTCATATAACAAGATTTTATTTCTTTTTTGATTGGAAGTCAATCGATTAAGAGGTGGGAGGTGGATCAACTTTTTTTTTGCTAAATGTATATTTAGCTAACATAACCAAGTAGGCAGAGTTAACAATGGTTACAAACCCGTAAGATACCTGAGTCCAGAAGAAGTCTGTGCTGGAAAGAAAGAAATACAAAGTCCAGAAGTTCCAACACGAAAAGAATACTATGCTTAGTTTGCTTATACCCTTTACATCTTTGTCTACATAAAGCTTGTATAGGTTTAAAATATAAAAAAACCCCGCTACAAATACAAACCCGCTATTTATTACATCGTTCAGTTCCATTTCTTTTTTGAAGCATTTCTTCTAACTCTTTTATAACGTGCGACATTTCATTTACTCGCCCCGCATCATAGTCGTCCATTATTATGATTTCATTTTTTTGTTTTTGATACTTTTGTATTAGTTCTTCTAGGTTATTTTTTGTTTTCATTAATGGCTTTTAATTCTTTCTTGAGTCTGATTATGTCTCTCCTCAATTCTTTTTCCACCATCAAGGCTCGGTATGTTATGGCCTTTATTTTACTCATTGCGGGTAGATAGTCATTTTCAAAGTCTATCATCCCGTCATTTTCTAACGACTTAATGTACATCATTCCATCCGTATAGCTACCCCTGAACGCTTCAGTATATTCGGCGTATTTTCCTTTGCCTTTCAAGCGTGAAACTACATACGTTGAAGGCGAGGTGCTATGATCCCAATATTTTTTCATTTATTGTATTCTAAAAAATGAGATTTGAGGTAATTTAATTTGTCTTCAGCTTCGGCAGCGATAGCAACTTGTTTGTCCATCTCTTCGATTAATTGGGGATGCTCGCCAATGCCAGTGGGGTTGGTAAAGTAAACCTCTAGCGTAGCGAAAGCTTCCTGCATTTGCGCCAAATACTTGAGTTCAAGTGCTCTATACATTTCTTTTTTCATAATTAAGATAGGGATGAATCTTTAATGTTTGAGTTTATTCTACCTTTGTTTCTTTTTTCTCTGAGTTCTTCCAGTTCGTTAGATTCATGTGGTCTCTTGATGAACGTAGTAGAGTGTTGCTCTTCATCAAGGGATTCAAAAGCTGGTTGCGCGGTGTAGTAATACAACGCTATAGACTTCCTAGTCATGCCTTCAGGGCATTTTATTTCGTCTGGAAATCCATGATAAGATTTCTCTGATGTAGAGAAGCAAGCGAATGTGTTAAAGTTTGGATAGATACGCGCTTCTAGCTCTTCTAGAACGTGTTTACCTTTTTCATTTTTATGACCTTTCCATATCTGGAAGTCACCTGCGTATTCCTCTTTCCAATCTTTATTTAAATAAATCAAAATATTTAATCTGCGATGGAGTTCTAGCTTGGGATGAACATTGAAGTCTACATGCATATCGAGTTTACCGCCTCTTTTGCTTTGGTGTATACCGCCACCTCTGTAATACGGGTCGGGAATCAATCCATTGATACCCGTAAGTTTCTCAAGGAAGTTTAGAAATGGAGGGGAGTTTAACTCGATCAGAGTATCTCTGATGGGAGCAGGTAATTCTGACACTTTGTCGAAAGCGTATTTCCTCTCAAGAGGATTGTCGTATTTGTAGAAATTTTCATCAATTGATGGAAATGCATCCATCATGTTTTGGGCTGCGCCAAAGTTTAGGAAATTCTCAAACGAGATATACGGAAAAGGTTTCCTGTTTTTATATTTTTCTGAGTTTTTCTCAGCTAAAGCATTTAAATTTTCTATGTTGCAGCTTTTCATTTTAATAATTTACAAAAATTTCTTTTGGCAAAAAGAAATTATTAAATTTTCTTACAGACTTCCAACCAGCAATCTAACTTCCTTCTTAAAGTTTCTGATTGCCTTAGCTTGTTTCTCGTAGCCCTTCGATTGATAGTAGTTAGCTGTTCTATCAAGAGTACCTTGCAAGTTATTGCTAAGGCTATTGTCTAGGTACTGTTTAGCCTTTTGTTTTTTTGTCATCTTTTTTCTTTTTGCTAGACCAATCTATTTGGTCGTAATTATCACGATACTTCTTGGGGTCGTGAGGTCTTACTTCGTCACCCTTTCCTTGGTTTAATTTTAAGCCAGATGTGGGTGAACCTTTTTTGTATTTAAAAACTTTATCTTTTCCTGCGTATTTCATTTCTTAAATAATCCCTTTAGAGAATGGTAAATCAGTATGCATAGACTACTTAGGAGATAAAATATAGTCAAGACTGCTATATAAATCCAACTAAGTGGTGGACGTTTAAACATTAGACTTTAGTCCAATTCATAGGCGTCATCGGGTTAATATTCTTAATTTGCGTTGCATACTCACCTTTAAAAGAGCTAAGTGCTTCGTGAGGTGGGTCAAATGGCCCCAAGGCTTTTACTTCCTCAGAGGTGCTCCATCCACATATATTAACGATTCTTCCGCCGTTTTCGTCTGGGTCTTCCACGATGCAGAATATATAAGTTACACCTTCGTGATACTCTCTACGGTTAACTATAGCGTAATGGTCTGATAGTTCTTTTTTGTTTCTTTGAGAAGACTTAACGTCCGTCATTAAAAAAGGTATATCCATCCCTCCGTCACTAATATAGTCATTTCCATAAACTTTTCTCTGAAGAGGTATCATTTCTGCTTGGTGAGCAGCTTGCCAAAACTTTTCCCTACCTTGCATACCAAATAAATGACGGCAACAAGCAAGCATAGCGCACTGTCCCATCAATGAATCGTCATTTGCCGTGTGTTTTCTTTCTCCTTTGCCTCTTATATTGCTTGGAAGATTTTCTTTAGTAAACATATCTGAAGCCTTTTGAGCTTCTCCGCAATAAGCTTTGTTAAGGCGATGTTTTATTATTTGATTTTCGGTGACCATCTTGTTACTGCTCCTCTCTGGCGTCTCTTTTTTTAAGTTTGCTCGCCCAGTTTCTTAGCTTTCTCATCGCTGCGCTTTCTATTTGTCTAATTCGCTCTCGAGTAAGGTTGAATTTTTCCCCTACTATTTCAAGAGTTTCTCTATCGTAATTACGTAGCCCAAATCTTAGCTCTATAATTTTTCTTTCTCGATCATTTAGCTTGTTTAGGAAATCTTCAAGCATAGTTATGTCGTTAGCGTAAAGCGCGGAATCTAAAGGGTTTAAAATGCTTTCATCTGGCAAAAAGTTAGCCATAGTTTCGGCTTCAGATTCTTCACCCACTGGCTTGTCTATTGAAACATAAGAAACGTGAGAAGCTAGAGTCTTTTGGACTTTATCTTCAGTTATGCTAAATTTTTTCGCTATATCACAGTTCTCAGGGCGAGTCCCTTCATTGAGGATTTTATAGTCCTCTATGTAACGCATTATCTGGCACTTTAACTGAGAAACATGCACGGGAAGCCTTATAGTTCTAGAGCTATTAGATAGAGACCTAGTAATAGCTTTCCTAATCCAATAAGAAGCATAAGTAGAAAGTTTGGCTCCATGATTCAGTTCGAATCTGTCAACCGCTCTTACTAGGCCAGCGTTGCCTTCTGAAACTAAATCTGAAAAATCTAACCCTAAATCTCTGTAATCCTTAGCTATTCTTATTACTAGCCTTAGGTTGCTATTTATAAGCTTCTCTCTAGCCTTCTTTCCTTCATTTCTAACTCTACTACCGCAATTAGATTTATTGGTTCTATATTTTATATACTTCTCAGCTAAAGCGGTTTCTTCTTTTCTGCTTAAAAGGGGAAAAGCTCCTGCCTCATTAAAGTAAGTGGTCAGAACGTCATCTGGGGAAATAATCCTATCTTCAGGTTTACCTTGCTTCTTTTTTCTGGGCATTCATGACTTTTTATACTTTTTTTTGAAAAAAATCAAGGCCAAAAATCTAAACTTAATATTTCTTCCGACTTTATTCGATCAAGCACTACCTCACAGGTTTTTTCTATATTATCAAGATCATCTATAATCATTAATTCTATCTTGTCGTAATTAGGGTAGTACTTTTTGAGAACTTGTAATAAACACCCGTGACAGACGATCCTCCACCTTTTCTGGGAAGGTAATTGAATTTTAAAGTACAAAACCTTTCTTTCTTCCCATAAAATCCTATAATCTCTAGCAGAATAGGTCAGCCCGCAGAAACCGCATTTTATTTTGCTCTTTCTGCTAAAAGGATTAACTGACTTTATCTGTATCATTTATTTAAAAGCTTTTTAATGTCGTCCGCCCACTGTTTATTTAAATACTCGTTATAATTTTTACAGTCTTCATTTAGCTTATTTCCATCATAAGCCGACTGGTATATCTCGTCTCGATCAGAAAGGTTGGCTAAAAAATGAGCATGATTAACTTTAACTTCTTCTAAATATACCAAAGTCCCTAATTTAGTACCAGTAGCAAACCAGAAATTATCTTGATAAAAATGTCTTAAGTTTGGGGGTGCAAAATATCCTATTTTATTAATAATATTTGAATCTAAGAACACATTTCTACAGCAATCTTTATTGGCGTTGCAGTAGTTTTGAAGTTGATCGTTTATATAGGCAATCGCATTGTCTCCAATATTATCCAAAGCCGAGAAAACTTTTAAATCCCAATCCTTGGTTATGAACTCATTATCGTCACCTATAAAGCCAATATACTTATATTGTTTACGATATTTAAAGGCATAACCGTTCATTTTTTCTTGGCAATAACCAGCTTCGCCTTCGTAGACTTCGTAATTTAAATCATGATGCCTATAGTAATTTTGCTCGTCGTCTTTATCTAGTATAACTAATATTTCACTTTTGTTAGCGTGGGTTTGCAAGAAAGACCTCCTTAACTTTTCTATACTTGAAGGTCTTTTTCTGCTAGGAACTAAAACTAGAATCTTATCAATCATGAAGAACGTCTGTGCCGTCTTTATTATTTGCGTCAGGCTTTATCGAAGTTTCTACTAAGGAATATTTTACGCTAGATTGACTAAAGATATCGTCGGGAGAAGAGTCCATGAAAATATTGTAGGCTTTTTTGTGAGCTTCTGAATAGTCCGAAGCATCAACCTCTATCGTCATTTTAGCCCTGTACAAAAGGTCGACGCTGTAAGATTGCTCCTGTTTTCCCATGTTAAATTTCCTCTATCCTTTTAGCCTTATCGTCTATGATAAGATCGTTAGGTGGTTTCTGGTAATCTCCTTTGGAACCAGTAGAGAGATCATGAAACTTGCATCCCCAAGATTCTAATTGATTCCAAGTGAAATCATAATAACATCTCCCTTCTGCTTTAGACCTGTCTGAACCTCCCCTTGCTGTCCAGTAAAGTATTCTCCACCCTTCGTTATAAAGCTTGTTTATCTTGGCGATATTTTCTAGATTAGGCTCGGCTTGATCGTATTTTCTTTCATTAGGGTAAAAGCAAACAGTCTCATCTACATCCACCAAGGCGACTTTTACGTCGTCGGCCATAAGTTTTTTAGAAGTATGAAATTCCATTTCGGAGAAATGCTAGCATATTGGCTGACGCTTTTCAATTCTAAGAAGAATCTTCTTCGCATTTCTTCTGGCATAGTAAAGCCTAGACATAACAGTACCCAAACGAATTTTAAGTGTAGAAGCAATTTCACTGTACTCTAATCCATGCATATCTCGAAGTTCTAATATTTCTCTGTGATCTTTTGAGAGTTTATTTAAGACCTTGGTGGATATTTTTTTAGCTTGATCCCTCTTTTCTTGATTCTCTATGCGGGCAGAAGGTAGATCATCATCTACTGAATCATATTCAGGAATTGGCTTCGCTGGAGATTTCTTGAGGTCTTCTGATTCTTGAGAAGAAGACGCCAGAAAAGCTACGTTTTCAATATCTATGAGTTTGCATTTTTTCTTTTTGCGAAATTCATCTAGGAATGCATTTCTTGCTATGGCGTTTGCCCAAGTAGAAAACTTAGAATTGCCTTTGAACTTTTTTATCTTACTCCAACACTTTATTATGGTGATAGAGTATATTTCTTCCGCTAAGTCATCGTTGCCCCTGCAATACTTTCTTATCCATCCTTTTAGCGCAGGGCCGTAATGACCTATTAACTCCTCATAAGCCTCGCAGTTTCCCCTTCGGGCTAGGCGTAAGAGTCGTCGCTCTTGTTTCTCTTCTAAGGAAGCAGCAGCCATGCAGTTTAGGGTTCAACGTCTTTATTCTGCTCTTCATCTACGTCCACGAGATTGGAGCCTTCGTCTAGTAAATTATTTTTTATCTTTGATAAAAGTTCTGTAGTTGTGGTTATGGAAACCATATTAAGGCCATACACCTGAGATTCAGAAAGATAATGCTCAAGCTCCTCAATTGAACGAAGGGTCTTTATGAGTTTTTTTCGCGACATTTGGGGTTCTCCTAATGTTATAATACCTTCTCATAGAGCTAATCTTTTCAGGAGTTTTGTTGGGTAAAAACTTCTTATGCATTTCTGTATGGGTGTGATTAGCACCATGTAGCACCAATAAGTCTACTTCCTCTTCAGTCCAAACTCTAGGCTTTTTTAGCCCTCTACTCATCTTGGCAGACCTAACTTGTTCAACAGTTTTATCTGGGAAAAACTTATCTCGCAACTCTCTTTGGTCGTAATCTAGATAGTTTTCTTTCAGGGTTTTTATTTCCTCTTTATTCCAGAGTTGATGTTTCTGCATATCTTTTCTTAACTTTAATAAGTGCCTTCTTGTTCGTATCGCACTTTCGGTTCTGTGCGGTAGATACTTTTCATTTATTTCTATGTCGGTCAATTTTTTATAATTATTTTTAATAATTTTTATCTCCCAACTTTTCCACTTTTTCCTTTCAATCATCTGAAGGAAACATGCTTTTCGCTTACTTACTCTTTCCATGCTAATTCTATTAAGTTATCGCCAAAAAACTCTTGGGTGTATTTAACGGCAGTTTCTGGTTCGAACGCTCTGCAAGTGTAGACATCCACAGAAAAGAAGCAAGGACTTCTATCGTCCCATGCATAAACATGCATCCCGCTCTCTTTCCAATGCACATACGAACACCAGCCATACGCAGGGTCGTAGTTGCAAAACGGAGCAGTAACCACCGTCATATTCAAAACGCTGGTCATCTCACGGCAATATCTATCCATCTGTTCGGGCAGGAAAGGGTTATGAAGTGTTCCTTCTATAACAATTCTTTGTCTAGTTATATCTGGGGCTAAGTCTTTATACATTTTTTATAAGCTCGCTTTTGAGGTAGTTATGATAATTTAAAGTTAACTCTTCTCCTTCTTTTATGTCTGTTAAAGGTCTAAAAGAGTCATCGTCTTCTCTCCATTCGCAATTGGGGTTATCTGAATGATTTAAGAAGTAGGATATATTAATTTTATTTAAAGAAGTGGTAGTGAAGTAATGAGTCTTCGTCTCTATGAAAAAATCGCTCATCATTTTAATCGTGGGTGCATTTAGGTGATGAACTTCTTCTTTGCTGATCGCCTTCATGTTTTTTAAATCACATGAGCAGTCTGGAAAAAGGTTTGTGTCTTTGCTGATATCTATAATCGCACAGACTCCGATTCCATGTATATCGGATTTTTTTATCCTGCAATAAGTACAAGATAAGAAATTAATTATTTCAGACTTTTTCATAAGCATCCACAAATGCTTTCATCATCGTATTGTCCACTAATGCAAATGAAAAGTTGTTATCGCTTTTAAAATGAACTCCTTCTGCTATTCTAGAATCTGCAACCATCTTCGCTTTTTCAATTAGGTCGTCTTGATATTTTGAGTCTATGTAGCCGATAACCCTTGCTGCAAAGTAAGCTGCTAGAGTGTGGCCACTTGGGTAAGACGGAGCGTTTGCTTTTCCGTGTTGAATAGTCTTGTTGTAATCTAGTTCAACTCCATAATAGTCCGCTATTTGGTAAGGTCTTGGTCTACCGTAATGCATCTTTAGCTTCATTGCTAAAACTTCGACATCACCGCCAGTTATGAAATCTAACGCTTTTTTAGGGACAGTTTTCCCGCTTAGCTCTTTGTAGGAATCAATTATAAATTTAGCTGGGTCTTTGTCCATTTTCTTAAGGTTTGCCGAAAATTCTTCAGAGTGCTGCTGTTCCATGAACGCTTTTACTTCCAATAACTCTCTTTTGGTATCCTCACTTGAATTAGCTGGCGGAGGCATGTCTAAGAGAGGCTTTATGTCGATATCCATATACTCGAAATCGCTCCTTGAAGTTTTTAGAAAAACTTCTGGAGTGCCTGTATATTTCAATTCGTCAAGCTTCCTTGCTTTTATTTGATTGGTGAAATCTAGTTCAAATTCTTCTTTCATATAATGCCTTATTACTCGCTCCTGCTTTTTACTATAGCGTTATAATAGTCCTCATCCCAATAGTCATAATAATTACTCTTTTTGAGTTTATCTGAGTATTTGTTTAGCTCCTTTAAGGGCTGTATTAGTATTACACCATATTCTTTATTGTTTGTTTCAATATCTCCAATTTTATTTATTTGGTCGGGGTGATCCCAGATTAGCCACAAATCCTTTGATTTAGCTTTATCTTTATGTTTATCGCAGAAAGAGGACAGCCATTCTTTGGTGAATTTTTTGGGGCATCCATAGATTAGCCAAAGCATCGGCCTTTCTTTTGATTCTATGCAATTTAGAGCATCAGACTCCAAGTCGTCTGACTTAATGATCTCAGTTTTATCCAGAAATTTTTTAGCAAACGGACATATTGCATGGCCCCCAAGCTCTTTTCTTTTTAAAGTAATATACTTTATATAATCATCTATCATCTCTCTTTAATATTTCACTGGGAGAAAAAAAGAATTTACCAGTATACTCCTCTTCTAACTGGCCAAGCTCGTAAATCGTTTTTGTTTTTGTATCGCTTTCGCAAAGAGTTTTGTAAGCTAGCTTGTCTTTAGACCATTCACTGCCAGTCCACCACTCAAAGCCTTGATACATGGACTTATATATGCACATATTTTCATATCCGAATCCCAGATACAAATACTCTAAACCCATCTCTTTGGCTGACTCTAGCTCTTTTACGCAGCTATACTTACCCAAGAATATGTTCGGTTTATGGTAGTCCCAGCAGAATTGTATTGAAGTCATGCAGTTTGCGTTGTCATAAGTCCTACAAATTACAAAGCCGTGAAGCTCCCCATCTTCTCTATGCTCAATTATCTTTTTGTTCTCTGGGTCTATAAAAAGCTCCTTGAAGAAATCTTCTGTTGTATAGAAGTCTGAGAATAGTTCTCCAGATTTTTTGTACTGATCGCTTTTGAACTTTATATACTTTTCGTATACGCCTTTAAGCTCGTTTACATCACAGTCATTTAAATCTTTATGAAGAGAAGTTATCCCTTTGCAGGGGTCAGTCATCTTCCTTATTTTTTTATTATATTTTAAATCCGAAACTTTTAATCTTACCTGTCGACCTTGCGCCCAAATCTCCCCGTACTTGAGACTTTCTACTTTCATCCACCCGTTCTCAAGAGCGTATTGTTCCTCTTCCTTGGTTACAGCTTCGGCGTAAGCTCCGCAATTTATAATGCCTAAAACGTCAGACATTCTTCCGTAAAAATGAGTGAAGAATATTTTCATCCGTCGTCTCCGAAATGCTTTTTACTCCAAGCTCTGTTGGCTAGCTTCTCCATAACGGCGTCAGCTATTTCGGGTTGCTGGCATATCAGCCAAGCAGCAGTCCAACGCTTCTCCCACTCCTTCAGCTTTTCTTCGCTGCTAAAGAGTCGCTTGTCGAATTGTGGCCTATCGTCCACTACTGGCTCAAAGTCAGGGTGAACAATGTGTTGCGCTCTTGAAGGTGAGCATCTAATGCACCTTCGGTGAGACAGTAACCCAAAGTAAGGCTCGTCCCATGCAATGCAATGCATGGTGATAGAGCAGTTTTGAGTGGTGACTTCACAGTCACATTTATCACAATATTCTTTAATCATTTTTTCTTTTCGTACTTAAATTCTATTTTACCAAAATGGGCCATATAAACCATTAAAATAAATGGATATCTCATTTCGTTTTATTAGGATTTTCCTCGCTGAAAAAGAATGTTTGAAACAATCTCCCGCTTTTTAAATCATTACCGAAATAATTATCAGCCTTGTGCCATAAATCTCCTCTGAATAATACCGCTCTGTTAAATCTGTTAGCCACTACGTCAGTTTTAACCCATGCATCAGTATTGTTTCCATCTTTTTCTATCTCCTTGCCCAATTCGGTATCGTGATATGATATAGAGCCAGTTTCTTTGTGTTTGTAAAAGGACGTTCCAGAGTCATCAATAGGGTCTGGAGACAAATAAACAATGCACGACCAATCATTATGACGGTCTGAATGTATCCATGTATTTGCTCCCTCTACAACATACTGATATGTGCCAGTGTATTCACCCGCATTCCACTTCGTTTTATCTATTTTTATGCCCATGACGCCCTCCAAGAACTCTCTAACGTCACCACCGGGCAGTGCTTTGGTTCTAATGCCGGGATAATTACCGCTTACGCTGTAAGTCATCTCTAAGGCTTGCCTTCTTATTTGATTTGGGTCTTTGTAGAACCCGTCTATTACTATTATTTCTTTTCTCATTTCTTGTGGTTATGTGCGCCGTTATTAACTCGACCATCAACAGCAAGTCCAAGACCAAGTTTATTTCTTTGAGAACTCACGGAGGATATACTGCGACCCAAATGTTTGGCCATTTCAGAATCAGATTTGTATTTGTAGTTTTTCTTCAAAAAATCGACGCTTTTCTTATCCCATTTTTTACAAAAGGTCTTCAATGGAGCAAAATCATCTCTTAATTTTTCTGGATTATAATTTGGGTTTTTATTGACCTCTTCCTGCATGAGTGCCATAGCCTTTTCTGCTTCAGATTTAGAGGAAAATCTAGCGACTATTGCGCGTCTGGACTTACAGTGTCCTTTTGGGGCTTTAACCATACCAAGATGGATGCAATGCCTTTCTTTATTTCCTGAAGTTGGATTTGGTGGTAAGTAATTTATTTTCAAGACACGCGGTTTTTCTGCTTTCGTGCTTTTCCATTTTTCTCCAAGTTCTCTGTCGAGGATTTCTGCTTCCCAGTCTTCAATATCACGCTTACCATTTTCCTTGCCGTATTTAAGATTCTGTCTATGGGAGTTTAAAAATTGGCCTAAATGAGCAACTTCAAGTCCTGCGTTAGTAGAGAACGTAAACGGAAATGGGTTGTCGACCTTTACATCTTTATGCATGAATTCCGCTTCTGGATTTTCTTCAAACCATTGTTTGCATAGGGATACTTTTTCTTCAAATACCTTTTGTTTGATGCCTTCATCCCAGAGCCAGTACGGCAAGTTGTTTTCGGTCCAAGCAATTTCGTCAGCGGTGAGTTTCCCATTAGTTTTTCTAGAACGATGGTTTTTTACAGCGCGATACATTTCTCTAGTAACCCCGTCTATTAACTTCGAGATTTTTTTTCTTGGCTTGGTTTTCGTCCACTTTATTTTTTCAACGCCGTTAAGTCGGGTGTGTCCAACAGCTTTCCCCATTTCAACAAGTGCTTTTAAATCTGATTTTTTACGTTTATCATCGTCTCGAATTTCTCGGTGGGTTTTCCAGTTAGCTTCTTTAAGGAGTTTTTTCTTCTCTTTAGGTAGCTGAGACAAGTTAGCTTGGCATAGGATGGAGAAAGATTCTGAGGATTTTTTATCTTCTTCATCGTCGGTAAGTCCAGCGTTCACTTGCTTCCAGTTTTCGAGACACTGCATCCAGACCCAAAAGTCTTGGTCTTCTTCGCCCATCCAAAGCCCAAGGTCTTCAAGGAGCTTGACTGTTCTCAGCCTTAATTTTTCCGCTTGAAGATTAGTTGTTCTGTTGCTTTTGGTAGGTTTTCTTCTGTTGCGTAAAAGAGTCCCCAAGTTCACACCGTCATATTTAAAATCCGCTGGGAAAATAATTTTACCTGTTTTTTCTTCGGCCCTAATATAAAGAAGTGATTTTGAGCTTTTAAGGTTCCATCTATTTCCTCCTCTTTGTTTTTTGTTTTTACCTTCGCGCAAAACTTTTTCAACAAGGGATACTAATCTATCCTCCGCAGCTTCGGATGCAGTAATCGGAGTCCAGTTAATATCTTTCAAGTAGTCCATCTGCCACTGGTTTAAATGTGTCGGAGGAGTTTTCGCGTTTTTGGTTATTTTAAGCCTTGAGTCATCGTCAATAGTTGCATTGTATCTTTTTACAACTTCAAGCATATTATAGTTAAATGTGCGTTTGAAAAAATCAAAACTCTCTTTGGATTTGATGTGGCCCTCTGACCATTTATCAATCTCAAGTTCGGCTAGACCCCAATTGATTGGGCTTGGTTTGCCGAGTTGAACGTAACCTTTTATGATGTTTGATATTAATTTAGTAAAAATTTTCCACTGTTGTTGAAGTGGTTCAAATTCAAAGTTTAAGTCGATTAGTTCATTGCGCTTTGATTCAGAAAGCTGTTCGGGTCTGTTTACTATGTTTTGACTCCAAGTTATATATTCATTCGTTATCATAGAGTCATTAGCGAACTTGCTATCCGTAGGATGTGGGTCCGGTCCACTCAAAAAATTGTGAAAATTAGGATTACCATATTTTTCTTTGATTTTTTTAGCTAAGCCAATTCGCTGTTGCCACAGGGACCATTTTCTATTTCTAAAAATAGTCATGACTTGACTGGTGATGCTGTTCCGCAGTTCGTCAAGGTCAACATTGTCTCCATCTATTACTTCAAATATTTCAGGAAAATCTCCGTCGCCACCGCCCCCAATATCTTCGAGCCATTTATTTAGTAAATCCTGCAAGGAATCATCGTGCGAGGCCATTGCGCGGACAACATCAACTAAAACTTCGTAAGGGGAATCATATAAAGCTTCGTTAATGTTTTCTCCTACATCCTCAAAGATAGGCACATATATATATCCAACTTTATCTGGATTATCTTTGTCAACCCTCATTGCCCTACCAACAGATTGGACAATATCAATCACGCTTTTGCGGGGATTAAAAAACGCAACGCAATCAACCAGCGGACAATCAACTCCCTCGTTGAGACACCTTGCGTTAGTTACCACCGAATATTCTTGTTCTAAAAAAGAAGTAAATTCCCTTTGTCTTTCAGAGCTTCTCATGCCTCCATTTACATGAAAGCTTTTTATTTTGTCGGTAAATTGGGAGATTCCGTTCGCAGGGTCATTGGCAAGCCTCTCTGCTGAATTTACTCGATTCGTGTAAATAAAACTTTTCTTAAGATTCAAAGTATCAACAGCCTTCAGGAAGCCTATAATACAAGCAACCATTCTTGTCTGAGCTAAGTCCCAGCCGACTCTGGTTACACCATGCTTGATTAATTCTCTATCTAACTCTTCGTTAGTAATTTTATTCGTTACGATTTTAACGGGAGAAATTATTTTAACGTTGTCATTTTTGCGGGAGCGTCCTGTTCTGACCGCTTCCGAGAAAGACATTTGATAAAAGACGGGGCCGTAAACGGATTCATCTTCCATAGTGTTGCAGCGAGAGTTTCTGCTATGAATAAACCTTCGGGTAGCTGTTGCGAACAAGCGTTTTTCAATTTTTATATTTCTATCAAACAAACCAAGCGCAAATAGGTGGTCGTCTGGTTGAGTTGTTCGATGAGCCTCGTCGAAGAAGCCGTAGTCAAAGTCTAATTCAGCCTCAATTAACTTAGAGATTGATTGGTAGGTGCAAATGATTTCGTATTCAACGCAGTCTTGAGTTAGTTCTTTTAACTTGCCCGAATCTTTAACTACTGCAAAATCTAATTCGTCTTCGTAAGCAGCTATAGCGTCATCAGAAACGGTCTCGTCGCTGCATACTACGAGTCGTTTTATGTTTTTTTTGCTTCCGTTTTGCGTCCAAGCTGAAAAGATTTGACGACACAAGTCTTTACTAGGACACAAAGCTAAGGTCTTTTTAGACCCCAAACCTTCTCCAATCCAGAGTCCCGCTAGGGTTTTGCCCCATCCACAAGGCACATTGAGTTGGCCTCTGTCAGATTTTTTGAAAGCTTTTAAGCAAGCTTTTACCGCAATCCTCTGATACCAAAGAGGAGTTAAAGGTTTTTGTGGTTTAACTGCGGAACCTTTAATTAGGTTCTTAATATTAGATAAGTACTGTGGAGTAAGACGGTTGCTTAAAGAATTACGGCAAGATACTACTACGTTATCTTTAATAACATCTGAGTCCACTTTTGAGGCGTTAGTCCATATTTCGAGAATAGGCCAATGTAAGCCATCAATTAAAGTGGTAGAAATATCATTTGTGAAAATGGTTTTAGAGGATGCGTTAGAGTACCACTTAGTTTGTATAGCTTTATCTACGTGTTGGTGAGCGTCTACGCATTCATAATCAACCCCCGCCTCAGGCTTTTTGAGGGCCATATTGTACTCTTCTCTTTTCTGGCGAGATATACGTTCACCGCGCTTTATATTCGTGTCGCCTCTTAATATTGTATCAGCGTTACAAATAATTTCGGCTGCTGCCCCTCTTAATTGAACTAAAGCACCTTCTAAGGATTTCTGGTATTCGTCTGCACCTTTTTCAGCACAAACCTTTCTCAGGTGTTGTTGAGTTTTGAGTAGGAGATGTTCCTCTTTGAAATTGTTTAATAAATCCTCAACATCCTCAAGACTTTTTTGCTTACGCCCTAAGCCGTCAAAAATTTTCAGTTTAAGAAAATGATTTAAAAGTCTGTGGTCAATCTTCTGCTGAGACATGCTTTAGATTCAAACATGTTTCTGGAATATGTACAAGATATTATTTAAGCGCGTTCTATCAATGCTCCATCTTCTGCGTGATCGATATAGTCTGGGCGAATCCATCTAATCGTTTCGGGGGACTCGCCCTCTTTTATTTTGGCCCAGTATGTAAATATATGTTTTGGAGCAATAGTCACATCTTTAGAAATTTCGTGAAAAACTTCATATAAGACCTCACTATAAAATGGAGTTACAAGACTATGCATATCAATAAAATCAACGGCCTCTTGAAAGCTTCCAAAGTATAATTTGCCATTTTTAAAACTACCGCCCTTGTACTCTTCTAGGGGCCAGTATTTTTGGTTTTGAATGTAACAGTTTATGAAATAAACACGTTCTGGTTTTGGCGCAAAGTCTTCTACTTCACTTGCAATAACTGCGGGTACTGCGGTAATTGCTGCTGCGCTTGCGCTTGTCGATTTAATAAAGTCTCGTCGATTCATTTTTTTTTTATTTATTTAAATTAAATTTTCGCATTAAATTAGTTAAGCCAACTATTTCAATTCCTACCTGAGTATTAACCTCGTCTGTGTCTATTGTTACCATGTTACGGCCATCATTGTAAACCAAAACGGTTCCAACTTGCCCTTGCGGGGGGGCTACATAAATATACATAGAGTCAGACTCTTCGTCGTAGCTAACTCTATTGTTAAAGTCGTAAGATATTCCTTCTGGCGAATTAAATTTCATCGTCGGAATCGATTTTATTTAAGAAGAGGGGAGAATTTTCAGGGCTTTGATAAGAAATTGCCCTAAGAGTATTATACTCAAACCACTCTAAGCCTTCTAGGTAGCTGGCTGGGCCATCATCGTCGCTTAATTCTCGGCAAGAAATCTCAATGCATTTTTCGTAATCATACAAGGCCCTTTGAGAAGAATGAGGTCCGTCAACAATGCCGACGAAAGCGTCTGAATAATCAATGCCCACACCTTCGCCTCCTAGCAATATAATCGAGGAATCATCTGGGTGGACAAAGGTTTGTTGAGTTATTGATTCAGTTAGTTCTTTGTAGTTCATGATGCTTCGTGATATTTTTTAGCTTCTTCGTAGTCTGAGTAATGATTTCTAGGCTGATCTTTATCAGATATACGAGGAGGCATGTTTTTCGTAAACGTGGCTCTTTGTTTTTTACAAGTAAGGTGTTCGTAGGTTTCTGTCCGAGGTTGAACGCAAGAGTCCATCTGAGCCTGTCTTTCTTGGCACTTTATATAATCTTCTTCTGCTTTAATATACTCTTCGTAAATCTCAAAAATCTTATTAACACGACGCCGATTAGGTGCTACCCACCAAGTCAGCTTAAAAAGTAATTTAAAGATAAACAACCTCATCATGATGACCTTATCTATATTCTGGGATTTTTAAAAGCTCTTTTAAATTTTTCCAAGAATCCTCAGGAGATTTATCAGTGCGGAGAGTGTGCTGTGGTTCGCCTATTTCAAAATCTTCTACGTGATATTCTTTCCTTAAGTCTCTGCGACACTGCAAAAAAACTTCAATCACTTTATCTTGATTATTATTAGCAAGCTCTTCTCTTAAATGCTTATAGGGATTAACAAGACACATTACAACATCAGTACTTTTCTCGACTGGTCTACCTTGAATGGAGTTGCCGTCTTGCCCTTTGTAATAAATAGCCGACCACTCGTCTCTTTCGCCTTTTTTATTCAGATAAGTAGCGACAGCGTTAGCGTTTTTAATGTTCTCTTCACGCCCGATTCTCCCGTAGTTTTCGTTAGTGAACATCTCCCTAAACTCATCGCCATCAATAACGAATGGTGTTCGAAGATGTTCCGCGAGCATTTGTCCTAACGTGGTTTTACCTGAAGCAGGTTGTCCATATAAAACATAAATCATAATAACGCCTATTCTTCGATATTATAGTTATAACTTCCGTTCCAAAGTTTCTCAAGAGTCTCGCCGTCATCTTTT